ATGGACGATCCGCACCGCCTTCGCCTGACCAGGCTCGCCGCCGATCGCGGCGCGTCGCTGGCGGCGCTGTCGCGGATGATCGGGCGCAATGCCGCCTATCTGCAGCAATATGTCGAGCGGGGGACGCCGCGTCGGCTGGCCGAGGATGACCGGCTCGCGCTGGCGAAGCATTTTCGGGTCGACGAGCGCGAACTGGGCGCGCGCGAGCCGTGGACGCCGCAATGACGCCGCGGCGTCATCCCCACTGATTGTCGTACAGCCAGCGCTCGGCTTGTTCGTCCATCGCCACGTCTTCCTGCATCGCACGCGCCCGCGCGACCATCGCGCGGTAGATGGTGTCGACGCCCTTCGCCTGTTTGGGCGGCGTCGTGGCGCGCTTGAGAAGATGATAGAGGTCGCCCGCTTTCAGGTCTGACATGGCGTCAGGATGCCGGCGATTCTCCAACACCGCGAGGGCTATTGCTTGTCAGCCTTCGCCTTCGCCTCGGCCAGCTTTTGCCGGGCGATGCGATAGGCCGCCACCGCCGCCGCCTGGCGCGCCGAGCATGACGCATAAGCGAGCGCGAGCGCGGTGTCCTTGGTGACCAGGTCGGCATAGCTGCCGGTCACGCCGTCGACCTCGGGGCACGGCGCCGCGACATTCGCGGGCAGGTCGTCGAGCGTCGGGAAACCGACCGCCGGCCGGTCGTCGCCCGACCCGCAACGGAACGCCATCAGCGGCAAAGCGAGGATCGCGAGCGTCAGGCGCTTCATGGCGTTGCTCCCGTCTGCGGCTGGGCGGACAAGCGCCGCGCCGCGTTGATCTGCGCCATCACCTCGGGCGTCAGCGCGCAATTGGGGTCGGCGTAGCGCGGCGAGGCGGCGATCGCCTTGGGCAGCTCGACCGAGATCCGCGAGCCCGTCCCCTCGATCGTCGCGAGGCGCCCGTCGAACTTGTCGAACTCGGTGCGCAACGCGCCGCCGAGCGCAGCCTGGAAATCGGCCAGCGCGGCCGAGCGCGCCGCCTTTTCCGCGTTCCACTTGGCCTGCACCTCGTCGCGCCCGGCCTGCCGCTGCCCTGCGTCGTGCGCGTTGACCGCGAGCACCAGCCCGGCGACCGCGCCGATCAGCAGCACCAGCGCGCCCAGCCCGACGGCGATCTTGCGCCCGGTCGACAGCGCGAGGAACCAGCCGATCACGACCCCAACCCCTTGAGGCAGATCGCCCGCTCGGCCTGCCGCCGCGTGGTCAGGCCCTTGACCGGCCGCACCACGCCGCCGACCCGCGCCTTATCCCACGCCAGCATCGCGTCGCATCCGCCGCGCAGGTCGCCGGCGTTGAACCGCCGCGCCACGGTCGACCGGCAATAGGCCGCGCCGCCGATATTGTAGGCGAGCGATCCCGCCGCGACGAGCTGGTTGCCGGCGATTCGCGGGGTGCAGCGCAGCACCTCGCCGACATGCGCCGCCGCCTGACGTTCGAGCCGCGCCTGGCACTCGGCATCGCTGTAGAACTTGCCGACCACGACGTCGCGCGTGTCGCCCATGCATGCGGTCGGGATACCGGCGATATCGCGATAGCCGACGTTCTTCTTGCCCTCGAACGTGGTCAGCGTGCCGAGCAGCAACGCCGCGCCGGTGCCGCCGATCAGCGCCGCTAGCGTGCCCTTGCGCGCGCCGTCGAGCGGGGGCGCCTTTGGTGTGGGGGCCTTAGCCATCCCCGTTCTCCTTCTTGCGGAACGTCAGCACCCGCGCGAGCGTGGGCACCACGAACATCGCGATCGGCAGCCAGGCGGGCAGCGAATTGCGCAGCTCGGCCGGCATCGCGGCGAGCGCGGCCTGCGCCGCGCCGGACACGTTGAGCAGCAGCGCCGCCCCGCCGGCCGCCACCGCGGCGATCTGCACGCTCCCCCAGCGCCAGAAGCGGCGCCAGTCGTCGATCAGGCGAAGTTTCAGCTTCATCGTCAGTCTCCTTTGGTCGGTTCGTGCGGCGCCGCGTCGAGCGCGCCGAGCGCGTTGGTCATGTCGAGCGGCAGGTTGGGATCGAGCGGGAAGGCCGTGGCGAGGATCTGCTCGGCCTGGCGCAGCGCGATATTGTCGGGGTCGAGCACGCGCAGCCCGGCCGCGACCAGCTCGAACGCGACGCGCAGCGCGGCGTTTTCCTTGGCGCGCATCAGGTCGCGATGCTCGAGCGAGGCGACCCGCCGGGCCAGGTCGTCGCGTTCGCCCGTCACCCGCTTGCGGAACGCGGACCAGCTTTCGGCGAGCTCGCCTTCCTCGCGCTCGAGCCGGTCGAGCCGCGCGCGCTGCCGCCGGTCGCTCCACCCGAGCAGCCACGCGGCGCCCTTGCCGATCACCCCCAGCACAGTGATGATCCCCCCGGCGATCGCGGCGATGTCCAGCCCGCTCGGTGCCCCCGGCTCGCTCATCGCGTCTCGTGTCCCATGTTCGGTGTCTCCATTTCGGATCGTTCCGCGATGATCGCGGCGCGATTATCGGTTGCGTGACCGCCATGGCGGGCGCAGTTTCCCGCCCCGGGAGGGTGGGACATTGAACGGATCGTCGATCGCGACGCGGTTGCGTCAGGGCATCCCAAAGGAGGAGATGGGCCCGTTCGTTTCGCGTGAGGCAGTGCCGGCCTATTTCATCGCCGCCGCCACCTCGCTCGCAATCGTCCTAACCTTCGCCTTCACCAGCTTTTCGCTGGCAACACCCATCCCCGCGCAGCTCGGCCTGCTCGCCGTGTTGCTCATCGCCTGCGGCATGCTGGCGCGGCGCTATCGCCTGGGCCGGGTAGGCCTGTTGCTCGAGGGGATCGGGCTGATCGGCCTGATGTCCCTAGTCTGCCAATTGGGATCGATCCTGCTATGCGCTTCACCCATGCCGCTCGCCGACCGATGGCTGGCGTCAGCAGACGCCGCGATCGGCTTCGACTGGTTCGGCATGATCCGTTTCCTGCAACGGCACGATGACGTGCTGGCCGCTGCCGAATACCTCTATCACGCCCTGACGTGGCAGCCTGGACTCGTCGTCCTGCTGCTTTTCCTCACGCGCCAGGATGCCCGTTGCTGGGCGTTCCTGACTGCCTGGGGCATCACGCTTACGATCACCCTGGCGATATGGCCTTTCGTGCCGGCGATCAGCGCCTTCCCCTATTACGGCGTTCCGCACTCGGCACTCCCGCACATGGTCGGGCGATTGCCCTGGGCTGTGCCGGGCGTGATCGAGCCGATCCGATCGGGCAGCTTGCGCTCGATCGACCTCGACACCTTCATCGGCCTGGTCTCATTCCCCAGCTTTCATGCTGGCGGAGCGACGCTGCTCGCATGGGCGATGCTGCGCACCCGATGGCTTTGGCCGGCCTTCGTCCTGCTCAATATCGGCGTGACCGGTTCGGCGCTGGTCGACGGCAGTCACTATCTTGTCGACCTTATCGCCGGCGTCACGCTTGCCTCGGCTTCGATCGCCGCCGCCAAGGTGATCCTACGGGGCAAAAGCGACGATCACCTGATAGTCGCCGGCCGGTGATCCGCCATACCCGACCGTACCGGATTGAGCGCCCGATGATCCCGCAACGCCATAGCGGCAAATGCCCGAGGCGTTAGCGTTCGATGAACTTTGTAACGTAGATGTCAGCGATGACGACGATGCGGACGTGGCGAGATAAGCACTCCCGAATAGCAAGAGGAAGTCGCCGGCCGCTACAGTCGCCCCGGAAGTCACTGTCCGGCTCGCCGCGCCGCTGCCGTTTCGCGTGGCACCAATGTCCCGCAAGCCACTGGTTGCCCCGATGAACGCCACCAGTTCGATGATACCGGCACCGGCACCGAAGAAAGTCACGGTGAACTGACCAGCGGCCACGTCGCCGGAAGTCGCTGTCCTGTAGAGGAGCGTCCCGTTATAGTTGCTCCCCGTCAGATACCCCCCGCTAGGCCGGATCCAGTTGACGACCGGCGAAACGCCGTCGATCGCATACACGTCCCAGGAATGGCCAAGATACATCACCAGGCGGTCGCCGACGGCACATCCAGCCGGCAAGGCAATTACGGCGGTATTGCTCGACGCTATATAGGTGATGGAGCTCGATCGGACTCCGGACGCAACCGCGCCGGATGGCCTCCGCATGCGCAATGCCTGAAACGGACGCACCGGTCAGGCTTCCTGCGCCACGGCAACGACGTCCCATTTGGTGTCGGCTGCGTTGTAGATCATCCCGAGGTACAGCGTCTTGCTGATCACCGTCGTGGTCGGCAGCGTCACGCCGATCGCGCGATATTGCGACCCGAACGTGATCGATCGCGCGGTGCCATTGTCCTTTATCCGGATCGACAAGCCCCATCCGTCGACCGCCGTACCCGTCGGATTGGCCAGCGTCAGCCCGGCCGCCTGCGCGGTGATATTGACCTGATCGTTCGAGAAGGTCGGCGTCACCGTCGCCGATGACGTGACCGACTGAATGTTCGGCGTTGCAGCCGCCGACGCCAGTGGCTGGCCGTTTGCCCGCTGATAGGCGATGCAAACCCAGTTGCCCGACCCAAGCGACCGGAACCGGGCAACGTCGCCAGCCGCCGTCGTGATGTTCGCTGCCGTCGGCAGGATCAGCGACGTCGCGTTATAGGTCAGCGTGAGCGCGCCGGTGAAGCGCAGCGTGCGTTCGACGCCCGCCGCCAACGTGCCGAGCGCGGTGATCGTCGTTGTCCCCGTCACGTCGACGAAATTGCCGGTCGCGGTCGCAAGATCGGTCGTGCTGGCCGATGCGATATCCGTGCCCTTGGTGAACAGATGATCGGCCGCGGCGATGATGCTCGCCACGTCCGACAGATTGTTTGAGGCCAGCATGTCGCCGGCGCCGGTATTCAGCTTCACGAACGTCAGGCTGGTCGACCCGACCGTGATCGGCGCGTTCGTGCTGCACGTCCATTGCGTGTCGGCGTTGGCCGTGCCCTCGCTCACATAGACGCTGGCGTTGACCAGCTCGGCGCCGCTGTCGGCGTCGGTCGCGCGGGTCGGGGCACCGCTGGCGTTGACGATAAAGATGCCGTTTTCGCTGCCCGTAGTCTGGTTCTTGATCAGGATGCGGTCGCCGGTCGCCAGCGTGACCCCGTCGACCGTGTCGCCATTCTCATAGGCGCTCGACAGCGTGCCGTTGGCGGTCGTCGCGACGCGCACCGCCTGTTTCCACGACAGGCCGGCGATCTTGCCGTCGACATAGGTTTTCGTCGCCTTTTGCGTCGCGATCTTGCTGTCGCTGTTCGCCGCCAGCGTGCCGTCGGTATCATAGTCCAGGCTCGCCGCGGTGCCGCCGCCGGCGACCGATGCCCAGGCGCTGCCCGAATAGCGATAGTTGACCGCCTCGTCCTGCACGAAGAACGTCAGCCCGGCGAACGGCGCGAGGAACCACCATGCGGTCGATATCTTGACCGCGATGTAATCGGCCTTGCCCGCCCAGGCACCGGTCGGCGAGGCGGGCACGATGAAGACGTCGCCGTCGTTCTCGGTCCCGGCCGGCGCGGTGCGGTCCTTGTCGACCACCACCCGCGCCGCCACCGCCTCGAGCACGCGCAGCGCCTCGTTGCCGGTCGTCTCGGGCATGGCCTGCCCGTCCTCCCACTGGGTGATCCCCAGCCGTGGCGTCGTCGTCATCCGTGTTTCCTCTAGAAAGTGCCGGTTGCCGCGAAGCCGCGCCCGACCGTGTCGCTGATCTGATAGACGGCGAGGTTGAGGTCGCCCTCGGCGACGTCGCCGCCGTCGCTCGCCTGGTCCGCTGCGTCATAGGTCGCGGCCGGGCTCGACAGCCCCGAATAGGTCCGCACCACCGCGCCCGCGCCGTCGAGCACGACCAGCGCATATTCCTCGCTCGCCTCGCCCAGCGGGATCGTCGTGCCGCCGGTCCAGGCGCCGCCGATCCGCGTCCGCCGCACCCAGTCGATCGCCCAATCGCCCGTCGCCGGATCCTTGACCGCGCGCAACGCCGCCGGCGCATAGGGTTTGAGCGTCGCGCCGGTGAAGGTCAGCGGGATGACGAACGCGCTCGCCGCGTCGCGGCCCACGGTCACCGCCTTGAACACGTCGCTGTCGCCGACGTCGCTCGCGCCCATCGCCACCCGGCCGGTCGCGGTCAGCAGCACGAACGCATCGCCCTGCGCGTGCAAACCGCACGCCCATTCGGTGCCGCGCCGCCCGCGCTTCAGCCCCGACAGCGTCCAGCTGCCGTCGCCGTTGAGCGTCGGCGTGGTGAACTGGATCAGCTCGCCGCCGAGCAGCGCCAGGTTGAGCTGCGGATTGCGGTTGCACTCGGCCTCGGTCGCGCCGGTCAGCGTGCCATATTGCAAGTCGATCGTGACGCTGTTGCCGCGGTCCCACAGCCAGGGATCGGCATCGCCCAGCGCCTCGGCCGCATAGCCCCAGGTCGACGGCGCCGCGCTCGGCACGCTCGCCCACGATTCCTCGAACGTCGCCCCGCCGTCCAGGCTGCGCAGGATGGTGGCACCGGGCCAGGTGCCGATCACATAGGGCGAGGCAGCATAATAGAGCAGCGGATTGACGTCGTTGTCGGCGTCCCGGATCAGCGGAATGTCGAGCACGAAGCCATGACTCGGGATCGCGATCAGGATCACCGAGGGCGCGCGCCCGTCGAACCCAGCGCCGGGCTGGCCGGTCAGCACCGCCACGCTCGGATCGTCGCGCTCCCATTCGGTGTGCAGCACCTGGTCGGCGCCCGGCGAGCACAAGGTCAGCCGCGCCACCTTGGCCACGCCGTCGAAGGTCAGCAGATGGACGTCGCCCGGCTCGAGCGCGACATGCTGCGCGGTCAGCCCGAACGTATAGGTCTCCCGCCCGAACCACCTGCGCCGGTGCATCCGCTCGGTCTTTTGCCGCGCCTCGTCGACATGCGCCGCCCATGGGGTCATGTCGATCGACAGCTCGCGCGCGCCGTCGACGCGGTCGAGCGGGCGCGCCACGCTGGCGCTGTTGGTCTGCTGGTCGGCGTCGATATCGCTGAAACTGACCGTCAGCCGGCGCGGCGTGTCGGTCCCCTGCCCGCGGTCGACCGTGTGCGTCGGCGAATCGTCCTGCTCGCCCTTGACGAAATCGGCCATGTCGATCGTCGCGCCGGCCGCGTCGCCGCGCGGCTTGAACGCCAGCACGAAGCCATGCTCGCGCGGGTCGACGTCGTACACGTCGAACAGCGGCGAGAGGATATCCTTGCCGGTGCCCTGGCTCCACGACCAGCCGTCGACCGTGTCGGTCAGCTCGCTTGTGTCGATATGCGCGGGATCGATGCCGGCCAGCCCGGCAACGAAGTCGACCACGTCGCCCAGCGTCGTGGCGCTGTTGCCCAGGCGGTCGAGATAACGCCTGGTGATGAAGTCGGAATATTGCGGCGTCGAGATTAGCGCGTTGGTGATGCGGTCATAGACCGGCCCGATGTACGAATCCTCGGTCTTCCAGTCATAGGGATCGACTGTGCGGATCGTGCTGCCGTCGGTCAGGCTGATTTCGCTGAAGCCGATCCACACGCTGTCCGAGCCGGGCTTGGCGTTGCGCAGGTTGAGCGACCCGCCGCCCCCGGCATTGTCGGAAATCGCGACGTCGCCGACGATCGTCATCGTCACCTCGTCGATCGCGATCATCCGGTAATGACCCCAAAACACGAAGAACTTGCCGTCGGCATGGACGATCTCGGTCGACACGCCGTTGTCGAAATGCCCGCAATTCAGGTGGACGAAGCCGATCGATCCCGGCCGCGCGTCGGTGTCGACGATGCGATAGAGATAGAGGTCGTCCCAGCTGCCGAAGAACCCTGCCTTGTTGCCGACCACCCACACGTCGCCATGGCTGTCGGTACAGGCGCCGCGCGGCGTCCAGCCGTCGAGGTCACCGACATCGGTCGTGTCGATCAGCAGCGGCGAGCCCAGCCCGTCCAGCGTCCATGTGTAGAAATAGGTGATGAAGGCCAGCGGGAAGGTCACGACATGCTCGCGGCCATAGCCGTCGGCATAGACGCCGAGCCCGGCCTGATAGAGCGCGACGAGCGGGGTGGTGCCGATCAGCGCCAGCCCGTCCGCCGTGAACGCCGTGATCGCGCTGCCCGAAAAGGCATCCCCGGAAATGCCGTAGATCGTGCCGTTGTTCGCGATCGACGGCGCGCTGATCGCTTCCGGGAAATGGCCGCTGATGATCGGGGTGCGCGTGGCGCAATCCCACATCGTATAGGCGTCGCCGGACGCGGACAGCATGCGGCTGCCATCGGGCGAGAAGGTCACGTTGCCGAGCCTGCCGTCCTTCGATTCGAAGGGATAATGCGGCGCCGGGTCGGTGATCGCCTCGCCCTCGATCTGCGGCACGCGGTTGCCGAATTTCTCGACCGGCAGTTCCTCGAACATCACATAGGAGACGCCGCGATAAGCCGGGCAGCTGCCGGCGCCATGCTCGGCCTCGACCGTCGCCTGCATGCGCGGATCCGGCATCTGATCCTCGGTGCCGAGATAGAAGCGGAGGTGCTCGAGCAGGTTGAAATCGTCGCTGGCCGAAAACGGCGTCATCGGCCCGGCGCCGGTCGCATCGTAGATCAGGTGCTTGTCGGCCCACAGGCGCGTGACGCCGCCGGTCTGGTGCCCAGCGACCGCCGCCGCGAAGGTGGCATAATATTTGTAATCGTTGAACTTGCCGCCCTTGGTCTTCGACTGCACCTTCACTTCGCGCAATTTCTCGGCGAAGATGATCGGCAGCGCGAGCCGGCGCTTGCCCCGGAAATAGGCCAGCGGCGTGCCGTAATCGGCGACCGTCACCGACAAATCGGTCAGGCGCGGCCCCTCGGTCGTCTTGGACGCGGTCAGCGCCATGTTGGCGGCCATCAGGCCGGCCTGGATCGCCAGGCTGACGGGATCGAGGCTCATTGGGCGGCACCCGAGACAGGGACGCGCTCGCCGCGCTGCCAGGCGGCGAAGTCGAGGAACGTGGTGCCCGGGGGCCCATGCAATTCGGCGAGGATCGCTTCCTCTTGCGCCGTCCACGCGCGATATTGCGTCGCCGACACGCGCCAGCCGGTCAGCGGCGCGTCGTCGAGCGTCACATGCTGGCGGTCCCAATCGACCCACACCTCGCGCGGCGCGAGCCAGCGCGCGCGAAAGATCATCTCGCCATAGTCGGCCGAGACATGGCGCAGGTCGACGATCGTCGCGTCGCGCGGCGCGGTCGCCATCGGCTGGAATTCGCCGCTCATGCTTCGATGCTCCGCCAGCGCCAGATCGAATCGAGCGGCCAGATGCCGAGCACGCCATCGATCGCCTGTTCGATCACCATGCGCGGGCCCTTGGCGTAGCAATGCACCACACTGCCCTCGCCGGTCGCGATCGCCAGATGCTGCGCCGCGCCCGCCACCTTGAGCAACAGCACGTCGCCCGCCCGAATATCGCTCGCCCGGTCGAACAGCTCGGCCAGGCCGGCGCGCAACCGCCGGGGATCGACCTGGCGATAATCGCCCGCCAGCGCGTGCACGCTTGCGGCCTCGGGCCGCCCGATCTCGCGCGCGACACCGGCGACCAGCCCCTTGCAATCGCACCCGCGCAGCTTGACCGACTGGCCCCACACGAAGGGCGTACCCAGCCAGGCGCGCGCCTCGGCGACCAGAGCCGCCGCTTCCTCATGCGCCAGCATCTTCGGGCACCTGATATTTGAGGACCTCATCCGACCCCGGCACTTCGGAGAAGCCGCGGAAATTGAGGATATTGTCATAGGACATGCAGGTCGGCACGGCCGGGTCGGTCGATGATCGCAGCTTGGAGCAACCGCGCCGCAGCTCGAGCGCTACGCCGATCGCGGGCGCCGCCGCCAGCGGCTCGAACAGCACGATGTCGCCGGCCGACGACCATGCGAATATCTCGATCGGCGAATCGCCCGCCAGATCGCCGGTCAGGAACGTCGCCGTGCCGATATCGAAATAGCCATCGGCATAGCTGCCGGTGAACGACACGGTGAAGCGCAGCGCATCCGTGACTGCGGTGACCGTCGCGGCAACCGGGTCGACCACCTTGGTGCACCTCGCATCGCCGAAATCGGCGTTGCAATAGGGGGTGATCAGGTCGCCGATCGACTGGTTGAAGCGATCGGCCTCGCCGCGCACCTGCAGCACGAACTGGTCGCCATCCTCGGGCGCCTCGCGCACGCGGCCGTGCAGCATCGGCGCGATCCCGTCGACATCGGGCGAGGCGCGGAAGAACCACGCCTCCGCATCGTCCCACGCACCGCCGAGCAGCGCGTCGCGCGTCACGACGGGGCCGATCGGCCCGCGAAACTCCGCCGAGCTCGCGTCGAGCCCGACCGCCAGCGTCAGGGCCGCCACGGTCATCCCATAGGCATAGGTCTCGTCGCCCTCTCCCAGGTCGGCCGTGACCGGCACGTCGAGCGTCGTGAACCCGAACCTTTGCCCGTCGCGGCGCTGGACCATCAGGCAATCGGCGACCAGCGCCTCGGTCCCCGCCAGATAGGCGCCGAGCGATCCGGTGATGACGCGGGTCATATTCCCCCCTCCCGCTTGCGGGAGGGGTTGGGGGAGGGCATGTCGGTAAGCGAGGACTGGCCAAGCCGCAAAACCGCGACACGCCCTCCCCTAGCCCCTCCCATGAATGGGAGGGGACCATGGATCAGCGCCCCCATCACCCCCGCACTCCCACCAGCGGGATGCTGCCCGCGCTTTGCGAATTGATCGTGTCGAAGGTGACCGACAGCCAGTCGTCGTCGAACCGCACCGGCACGTCGAACTGATAGCCAGCGGTGATCACGACGCCGTCGGCCGGCGCGCTGGTGAAGGTCACCACGCCGGTGCCGCGGTTGACGCTGACGCCGCTCGCCACATGGACGCCATCCTTGGCGACGGTCAGCGTCCCCGCCACCGGCCACAGGATCGGGCGGTCGTAATGATTGGCGCCATCCGAATAGCGCTTGATCAGGTCGAACGTCGTCGTCGCGCCGTCGCCGGTGCCGAGCGGCTGGTCGAGCATCGTCGGTGCCGCCCGCCCATCGGCCGCGCTCGTATAGTCGAGCCAGTCCTTGAGCAGGAACGATTCGAGCCGACCCTTGCGAACATAATGAAATGCCCGGATTTCCGCGAGATCGGCCGGGGTCTTCACGTTATGCGCGATCTCGTATTTGGGCAGCGGATGCACCCATTTGGCGATGCGGTGCTCGGCACCAGAATCGACCTGGGTGATCGTGGTCGAGAACATCGGGCCGCCGGCCGAGCCCTTCGACCATTTGTCGGGCAATCTTACGTCGACGGTCATGATTTAGCGCCCCCTCGGGGCGGCGAGCCCCTTGCGTGCGGCGCGCGCGGCGCCGAGCTGCGCCGACCGCCCGACCACCGCGCCGATCCGGCGCGGGTTGCCGGGTTGCGGCGAATTGAATTGGTTGATGACCGTAAGTCCGCCGCCGCCGCCACCGGCGAAGGCGGGCTGCGCGACCTGGCGCGACTGCTGGTTGTTGAGCACCGAGATCCGCCCGCCGCCGCCGTTGAACAGCAATTCGCGGCCATTCTCACCGACCCAGGACAGGCCGCGCGGGAGGTCGTCGGTGCCCGCGGCAAATCCGCCGGTGACGAACGGATTCTCCATGATCACGCCGCCATATTCGCCGACGCCGCCACCGCCGAACGCGCTGCCCAGCCCGCCGAGCAGTGACGATAGCCCACCGCCGAGCGACGACGCGCCCGACGCGCCCGCTGCGGCCGATGCCGCCGCCAGCGCCGTGGTGAACGCGGCAAGCGCCGTGGTCGACACGCCGAGCGCGGTCGTGTTGGTGGTCAGCGCCGCGCTATTGACCCCGGTCAGCGCGTTATCGTTCGCCGCCTTTCCGCCGCCGAACAGCGAGCCGAACAGGCTGCCGAACCCGCCATCGCCATTCTTGCCCGAATGCTTTTGCAGCGCCTCGGCAATCGGCCGGAAAATCACCTGGTCGAGGAAGATTTCGAGCAGGCCCTTGAGCATCGGGTCCTTGACCCCGAGCGCATTGGTGATCGCGTCGTTGATGCCGTCGCGCACCTGGGTCAGTTCATTCGTGACCAGGGTCTCGACGCGGTCGTTGATCGTCTTGGGGTCGGTGTCCTGCAGATATTTGCCGAGCGCGCCCTGATTCTGGCGGTTGATCGCCTCGACCTTGAGCGGGTGCAGCCGGTCGAGCTGTTGCAGCGCCGCGCGCGCCTCATCGGCCTGTTTCTTGGTCGCCTGGCCGATCGCGTAGAGGTCGAGCGTCTCCTGAGCCTTGATGCGGGCCTGCTTTTCCTCCTCGTCCAGCATCGCCATCGCAAGGTCGCGACGCCCCGCGATCGTGGTGGCCAGGCCGAGCTGGGCATTGAGCAGGTCCGACTGGTTCTGACTTTCCATCAGCGCCATGTCGACCGCATCGGCCAGATGCCGGGCCAGGACCTCGGTATCGATCGTCTGGATACGCTCGGCTGCCAGCTGGCGCTGTTTCTCGATCAGCACCTTGCCCTGCAGATCGGAATATTCGCCGAGCTGCACCTTGGCGACGATATCCGCCTCGGCCTTCGCTTGCTCGACCGCGATCCGGTCCTTGTCGAACGCCGCGATCTGGTCGAGGTCGGTGACATTGGCGCGCTTGGCGGCGAGGATATTGCCCTCGACCTGCGCAAGCTGGTCCTCATACGCCTTTTGCCGCCGGATCGCTTCCTCGGCAGCCTTATCGTCCGCCGCGGTGCCGGCATCGGCCTGCGAGCGGCTTCCCTCGACATGGAAGTGGCCGCGTTCCTTGAACACCTTGGTCAGGTTGACGCCCTGCGCCGCGAACACCTTGCGCAGCAGCTCGGGCGTGACGCCCGCGCCGAACTGGATATCGAGCGCCCAGCGCCCCTTGGCGCCTTCGTGCGCGCTGGTGCCTGGCGGAGCGACGGGATTGTCGGCCGGACGCCCCTTGGCGACCCACTCGTCATAGAGCTGCTTTTGCCGCCCATAGGTGCGGCTGACCGAATTGACCTGCAAGCCCGCGCCGCGCGCGATGCTGGCCGCTTCCTCGGGCGTCAGTTCGCGGCCGGTCTCGCGATTGCTGAAATGCGACGCCTTGTCGGCATCGCGTTGCGCATCGAGCGCGGCCTTGCGCGCTTTCTCGATCACTGCAAGTTGGTCGGTCAGAACGCTGGTCACGTGTTTGCCAGCGTCAGCTTCCTTTCGCGCCGCGTCCTTTGCTGCCTTGGCCTTGTCGTCGTATAATTTGTTGATCCGCGCGATCGGATCGGCCATCCGCTTGGCCTCTTCCTCGGCGAGGTCGACGCGCGTCTTTTCGACGTTGATGCGTTCCTGCTTTAGGTCGGCCTCCGCCTTGGCGAGCGCATCCTTGACCACCTGGCGATCGGCAGCCGCTTTTGCGACCGCCTGACCGCCGCTCGGATCGCCCCCGGCCATGTGCGCTTGCAGCTCGAATTCCGCATCGGCTTCCTTGAGCAGCGCCACCGTGCGCTCGCGGATGGCAACGACATTCTCGAGCTTGTTCTTCGCGGAGATATTGGCCTGTTCGGCCGATGTGCGCTCGGCCGCGGCCTGTTTCTTCAGCGCATCGGTTTCCGCGTTGATCGCTTCCGTGACGCCCTCGAGCGTCTTCTGGTAAAGTGCCTTGGCCGCACGCGATGCTTCGGACTGCTTTTCGTCCTTCTTCATCTTATCGACCAGATCGTCGACACTGTGCCCGGTCTCGAACAGCTTGGAGCCGAGCAGGCCGAGCAGCGACACGCCGGTGATGACGGCCAGCCCCCAGGGACCGCCGAGCACCGAGGCCATGGTGCTTCCTTCCTTGGCCACCATCGCCAGTCCGCCGACGACCTGACCGCTCTGCTGCGCGAACACTTGCATCAGCGGCGTTCCGGCCGACAGCTGGGTCGTGACGTCGTTGATCTGGAAGCCGATGTTGGTCAGGCCGGCGCGCTGCGCGCCGGACAGGCCGCGTGCCGCCGCCGTCTGCGTCTTGATCGCCGCGATCGCGCCCAACGTCGCCTGACGTTCGCGCTGCAGCGCCTGGGTCCGCTCATCGGCGCTGATCGCGCCTGAGGCCTCGGCCTGGCGGATCTCGCGCACCGTGGTCAGATAGTTGCTGATCACCGCATAAAGGGGATTGTAGCGCGCGCGCAGCCGGTCGGCCGTCGCCGCCTGGGCGTCCTGCGCCGTCGCCGCCTCGCGCTCGGCCTGCGCCGCCGCGGTCATCGCCGCGGTGACCTGCTGGCCGCGCGTGGCGACCCGGCCGAGCACCTGCTCGAGCGTGGTCGCGGAGATCGCCGCGCGGTCGACCGAGGCATCGCCGGCGATTACCCGCGCCGCGCCCGAGCGCAGATCCGGCGCGACGGCGCCCGGCGCGACCGGTCCGCTGCCGGCCGCCTTGGCCGCCGCGAGTTGCCGGCCATAGTCTGCCGCCGCCTGCTGCGCGGCGACCAGCGTCCGCGCGGTCGCGTCGACCGCGCGCGCCGCCGCCTGGTTTTCGGCCTTGAACACCGACAAGCCGCTTTTCGCGTCAGCCACTGCGCGCTGATATTGCTCGGCATTCGACGTCCCGGCAGCCAGCGCGGCCTTGGCCTCGGCCATCTTGCGCGTCGCATCGGCCTGGGCGAGGCCGAACGCCGCCGCGCTATTGGTCGCGCGGGCCACCGCCTCGTCGTGCGCCCCCGCCGCGGCGCTCGCCGCCGCGATCGCGTCGATGCTCTGCGACGCCGCCTGCCCGACCGTGCGGAACGCGGCGACAGCTTCCTGCTGCCCCTTCACCCGCACGGCGTAATTCAAGGCACGATCGCGAGAGGCCATCGGAGCTCCAAACGAAAAGGCCCCGCGACGACGCCGCGAGGCCGGTGAATATCACTTGCGGGACCGGTCAGTCACCGCTCGCGCGCCGCGCGCATCTTGTCCCAGGTGCGGCGCACGATATGGATCGCCGCCATCGTCCAGGCCGCCTGGACCGGCACGCCATCCTCGGGAAGGAACCCGTCCTCCCGGTTGCGCGCCAGCTTGACCACCAGCCAGCTGAGGTCGGTGACCAGATAATCGGGGTGGACATGCAACCAGCGGATGCCGGCGCTTTGCTGCGGCAGGAACGTCTCCCCGCGCAGCGGATAGGCTGGGGTGAAGGTCTCGCCACCGGCAAACGCCTCGGGATCGAAGGCAAACGCCGCGGCGAGTATCAGTTTTTTTCCTGGTCCTCGTCGGGCACCAGCAGGCGCATCGCGAAGGCGGTCAGCACCGGGCGATACGCCTTGGGGATCGCCTGATAGGCCGCGCTGGACAGCCGCCCGTCGACGTCGCGCGGCAATTCCTCGTCGATCGCGCGCGTCACCGGCTGATCGCCCTCGCCTTGCTCCACCCTGATCTCGGCGCGGCGCACCAACAGCTGGCGCACGATCTCGATCTGCGACAGGTCGTCGAACAAAGCGCGGTCGGCGAGCAATTCGGCATAGGGCATCCAGTGCCGCGCCAGCATCGCCTCGATCGCCGCGACCTCGGGGCCGATCTCGCGGCATTCCGCCTCGCGCTCGGCCTGCAACCGCGCCATCTCGGCCGCGCGCGCCTCGAAATCAGGCTCGTCGATATCGTCCTCGACGATCGGCGCGATCAGCCGATACCAGTCCTCCATCACCCCGTTTTGCCTCTGCGCCTCGGCCGGGTCGCCCGCCGCCGCGCCCAGCGCCTTGATCCCGGCCGCCGCGGCGACCCGGATCTCGGCCTGGAGCGGACGCCGCACGCCGCGCTTCGTCAACGCGTGACGCAGCAGCGGCGTGTCGTATTCGGTCGGCGTGCGGAAGCCGTATTTCAGGCTCCCGATCTCGCACCAATGCAGGTCGCTTACCCGTGCCACCATGATCGGCTCACCAGAACAGCAGGTAGAGCGCGGAATCGACGCCGATCGCCTCGAACGGCAGGCCATCGGCGCTGATCCCGTCGAGATCCTCGTCCTCGATCCCGGTGTAAGCGAGGCGCGGGATCAGCAGCGACACGCGGTTGCCGTCGACCTCGCCCCAGTTGAGCCACAGCGGCTTGGTGCCGCCGGCGACCAGGTCGGCAAAGGCGTTGCGGTCGCTCAGCACCAGCAATTGCGGGTTGATCCGGCCGGTGATCTTGCGCGAGGTGACGCGCGCCGGATCATAGCCATATTCCGCGCCCGGGCAGTCGCCCTGGGTGATCTGGTTGCCCAGGTCGAGGGTGAAGTTGCGGAAACACACCCGCGTGCCGTCCAGGAACGCATCGGCGTCGCGCAGCGGACGCGGGCGCACGCTGTCGAACACCGCGCCGGTCGGGTTGGCGACGTCCTCGGGCGGCGTCATGATCCCGCGCAAGGTGGCGGTGAACTTGCCGGTCTGGCGGGTCTGCATCGCAAAGGCGAGGTTGGCCGCGGCGCCGGTGATCTTGTGCAGGATCGCGTTCCCGCTGCCCGAATTCTTCTTGTAGAGATAATCGGTGATCGTCTTGAGCGACGTCGACGAGGGCACGAACAGATTGCCCGCCTTGACCGAATAGGTCGTCGTATTGTCGGGCGCGGTGTCGAAATCGGGATAGACCGTCGCGACCTTGGTCGAGGTGTTGTACGCGGTGATGACGCGGGTCTGGCCATCGCCGGTGCCGCCATCGAGCACGATCACGAAGCCGGTCAGGTCGGTCGACGGCGCGCCCGAGGCGAGCGTGATCGAACCGGTCGTGCCCGCCTGCGCGGTGTTGGCCGAATCGCTGGCCAGAGTGGTCAGGCCCATCGCCGCCGCCTGCAGATAGGGCGTGAATTCGGGCGCGGTGCCCGGCGTGCCGCTGCCCTTGGCGAAGAAGCGGTGCGTCCGCTCCATATAACCGCCGCCGACGATCGACTGGGTCGTGTCGAGCGAGCCCGACACCTCGTCGGTCTGCTCGAGCTCGAAATTGGGATTGGCCTTGGGCTCCTCGACCAGCACGGCGTCGGTGCCGGGCACCGGCGACGGATCGGTGCCGGACGTGACCTCGACCTTGGCCAGGACGAGCCGGTTGCGCATCAGGAAATCGCTCATCGTCGGTTACTCCGCTTCGGGGGTGATCGGATCAGCAGCGACACCGCTGCCGTCACCGGAGAGACTGGTCAGGCTGCCATCGGCAGGCGTCCTTTTTGCACGGCGCGGCGCGGCCACCGGCTGCGCCAGGCCGGCGCGGTCGAGCTGCTCGACATTGACCGCGACCGCATTTTCCTGGGTCGGGTCGATGACATGCGTGGCGCCGCTCCGCGCGGTCGCGCCCGCGCGGTGATTGGGGATTTCCATCGTCATTCTCCGCTAGGGTCCAGGGGTGCTGGCATCGCCCTCGCGTGCCATATACTGGACGGTAAAACCGATCGTCTGGACGCCGACGATACGCGCGCCACTGACCGACGCGCCGACGAACGGGCGCGACACGCCGCCGCGCAGCACGCCGATCGCCAGCCCGCCGAGCTGGATATCGTTAGGATCCTGCAGCGCGTCGCAGATCGCGACGAACCCGGCATCGAGCAGGTCCTCGGCACTGTCGCCGCCACTTTCGGCGACGACCATGCCGACGGTGAAATCGGCCTCGTTGATCTCGACCGATCCGGTCAGGTCGCCCGGCTCTGGCTCGCCGCCCTCGTCGAGGACGATGGCGTTCATCTGGTCCTCGCCGACCGGCGCGCGCGGATTGCGGACGACGCTGCGCCAATCGAGATCGGCGCGCACCGCCTCGAGCTTGGCCGCGACCGCGTCGAAAATCTGGCGCCGTACCGATGCCATCAGGCGAGCCCCGCCTCGCCGACGCGGCGATCCCACACGCGGTCCATGTTGCGCTCGAAAATCGCCTCGCTTTCGTCGAGGATCGGCTGCAGCCCGCCGAGGCGGGGCGGCAGCGTCACGCTTTTCATCAGCACGTCGAGCAGGTCGGTGTGACCGGTGCGCTCGTCCTTGCGCAGCAAATAGAGCTTGTTCGGGTCGTTGCGGTCGGCGCGCCAGAACGTGCTGGTGCCGGCCGCCTTGTTGTACCCGGTCGGGACGAAGCCGCCGCGCGCCTGCAGGAACGACGATCGGTCATCCTCGGCGATGCGCAGCCACTCGCCTTGCGGGCGTAGGGTCGCCCCGTCGAGATGGGCGAGCAGATAGTCGACGAAGCTCTGCGGACCTAGGCCGCGGCCCAGCTTGGAATAGATCAGCCCGGCGAACTGGCCCTTGGCCGCCATGTCGTCATAGAGCGCCGACTGCACCATCGCGTTGGTCGCGCGGCTGTGGTTGTTGCGGGTCGGTGCCGACCCTGTGAACACCCCGTCGAAGAACGTGCGCAGGCTCTGCTTGAGCTTGTCGATCGTCAGCACGACCGTCTCGACCGAGGCCTGGGCGATCACCACCGCGCCATCCTCGATCCCGGCCGCGAACGCTTTCATCGCCTTCACGTCGAGGAATTCGACGGTGAAGCCGCCGCCGCGCGCCCCGGCCTTGTGGAAATTCATGACCGAGCCGCCACGCGTGCCGGCCAGCATTCCGGGAGAGGATTTGCGCGCCATCGGATCAATCCACCAGGGTCAGGTCGGCGTGCCAGAACGCGCCGGTTTCGTCGCGCTCGGGCAGGCCGCGAATGGTCAGCGTCTCGTCGACCACCAGGGTCACGCCGTCGTCGCCATAATGCCCGACCTGTATCGTGCCACCGCGAGCGAGCGACGGTACGTCATCGGCGCAGATCCAGGCGCTGCGCTGGGCCGTCGTCGCCGTCTGGTCTTTGGCTATGAAGCGATTGCGGGCCTGGCCCTTGTCATAGATCAGCGTGAACGGGCCGATCGCCGCCCCTCCGCCCGGCGCGGTGTAGCGCGCGGGCACGGCGTGTTCGTCCGCCGACAGGAAGGACGCGCGATCGGCCGCGCTCTCGACCGGCATGGGTCAGGCCTGCGCCGGCGCCGCGGGCTTGGTCGCTTCCTCGAGCGCCTTGGTCAGGTCGGCGACCTGCTGCTCGAGATCGGCCACCTTGGCCTCGGCATCGTCGGCGCGCTTGTTGGCCGCCTTGAACTCGGCCGCGGTCGGGCCGTCGCCTTCGGTCACGACATGCGCAGAGCGCTCGACGATATGGCCGCGCGCGACCAGCGTCGCGAGATCCTCGGCCTTGAGGCCGAACTTCTTGGCCAGCGCGTAGGTCACCGGCGTGCCGGGATCGATCGTCTGCTTGACGGGCTTGCCGCCCTTTTCGGCTGTGATCAGCGCGGAAATCTCGGCCCGCGCGATAAAGATGGTCTTCATGGGAATCTCCGGTCGTCAGGGTAACCGGACGACGAACCGCCGCCCGGCCCCAGGGGTCAGCGGACGGTCGCGAACAGGCTCGCGTCGATGCGGCCAGGCGCGCAGATCGGCGCGCTGATCGTCTCGACGAAGTGCGCGCCGGTGCCCGACTCGATCCATTCGTGCGGGAAGAACCGGCCCTTGCCGTAATGGTTCTCGGCATGCTGGACGACGCCGTAGAGGCGTCCGCCGGCAAGCCCGCCCATCGCGATCAGCCCGACCGAATAATCGGGCAGCAGCTTTTCGGGGGTGCCGTCAGGCGCTTCCTGTACGTCGTTATAGACGTAGAACTCGACGTTGCCCGAGCGGCCCTTGAACACCGGCGCGCCCGGCGTGGTCGGGGTGAAGCCGAGGTTCATCGCCGTGGTCTGGCCCAGGGTGATGTCGATCTGCTTCTCGAACTTGGGGTCGAGCGTGTGCAGGCCCCAGGCCAGGCGGTCCATGATCACGATATTGACCGGCGCGCCGCAATCTTCGCCGACCGTGTTCATCCAGTCGTCGAGATCGTCGACCGACGACACGCCGAGTTCGCCCCAGCGCGCGGTCGAGGTCAGCGCCTTGGTGTGGCTGCCGGTGCGGGCGAAGTCGACGAACGCGGACGGATAGTCTTCGCCGACCAACGTCATCGATCCGGCCTGCAGCAGCTGCGCCGCCTGCCATTCCATGCTGCGCGCGATGCGGGTCTGATGCTGCATCAGATATTTTTCGCGGATCGCCGCCTCGCGGTCGGCCGCCGACATCTCGCCGCCGATCCGCTCGCCGGGCAGGCGCGCCAGCACTTCGCCCGGAACGATCTGATTCTTCGGCTTGTAGCTGGCCGGGATGATCGTTTCCTTCTGGAAACCACGCGGCTGCAGGATGCTGCCGGGCGACAGCGGCGACACCAACGGCGCGCGGCGACGGTCGACCAGCACACGGTCGAAATAGACCTCGGCCGTGTCGAACTCGAATTCGCCGGGGAACATCGTCAGGGTCAGGAAATTGCCGGACACGAACAGGTCCGGGATCAGCGGCATCAGCTCGTCGGGCTGAAACGTGCCATAATCGTCTGCCATTGTCTTTCTCCGAAAAAGCGAAGGCCGCCCACCCCCTGAAACCAGAGAGTGGGACGGCCTTCAGCCTGGGCACGCGGCCCGATTGGTTGGTGGAAGTACCCTAGTCGTCGATCACGATGCCCTTGAGGCGCAGGCCCTCGCGGATCGCCGCCAGCGTGATGCCGGCGCCGACCGTCAGGCCGGACCAGTTGAAATAGCCGGTCTCATAGGCGATCGCCTCGACGTCGCCGCCGCTTGCATCGGCATCCTGGGCGAGGATGAAGTCGGGCACCTGGCTGCCGTCGGTCGAGGCCGATGCGGACAGCTTGTACTTGGAGGTCCCGGCATAGCTCACCACGATCGGGATGCGGTCGTCCTCGACGTCCGCCGTGCCTCCGGCGGTATAGGTGAAGTTGATCCCGCCGTTATAAGCGGTGCCCGCGACGCCGACGCCGTCGACCGTCGTATCGGGCCGAAGAACCTCGAAATGCGTCGCGTCGGTGAAGTGCACCGTCCACGAACCCGCCGGCGCACCGGCATCGACGGTGATCGCGCCGAAGGTGCCGTTGCCCACCGTCGCGCCGGTGCCGCTGACATGGGCACCCGCCGTGGCGGTCGCATCGGCCGCCGCCAGCACCGCGCCGATCACCGACCCGGCGACGAGCGAGGCGCCCGACAGGATGGTGACCTTGCGGGTCGTGTAATCGCCATCGGCGAGGATCTGCTTGGGCGCGAACGTCGCGTCCTGGGTATATGCGGCCTGATCGTAAGCCATTGTCTTTCTCCACTAAGGGACCGGAGTCCCGTGAAAGGATCGGCGTCGCCGCCGGGTTACTTGGTCGCCTTCTTGGCGACGTATGCCTGGCCGCGATTGACCTTGGCGCCCGGCTGCTGGTCGGGGCCCTTGGCCGGCAGCAGGTCGGGCTTGGCGGCGTCGGCCTGGGCACCGGCGAGCGCTTCGGCCGCCTTGGCTTCCTCGCCCTTGCGCAGCGCGATCGCGAAAGCGCCCGGCTGGGTTCCCTCGGCAATCGCCTTGGTCAGCGCGGCCTGGTTACCCTCGCCGGCGATCGCCTGCAGCCCGGCGACGCGGTCGCGTTCGGCCTGCTCGGTCGCCGCCTTGGTGTCGGTCGTCGCCTTGGCGACGGCCGCGTCGAGGTCGGCTTGCGTGAGTACCGGGGCATCCGCCGCCGGTGCGGTCGTAGTGGTGGTCATGTTGGTCTCCAGAATTCGCGCACCGGGCGCGGTTGCGACGGTGCGCGCGGCACCCCCGTTCACGGCCTGGGCGAACTCCTTCATCGAAGCGTCCCAGGGCATGATCTTGTCGACGAGGCCGAGCTTCAGCCCGTCCTCGCCGGTGTAGAAGCGCGCTTCCTGCGCGGTGATCTCGTCGACCGACAGGCCGCGGCACTCGGCGACGTGCGCGATGAAGGCCTGGGCGACCAGGTCGACGTCGCTCTGCATCCGCGCCCGCACCTCCGGATCGAGCGGAAGGTCGCTCGACGCGTCGGTCTTGTGCGGTGCCGAGGCGATCAGCGTGACCGCGATCCCATCTTGCTTGTACGCTTCCGAAAAATCGGCATGCGCGATCAGCGCACCGATCGACCCGACCCAGCTGTACGGCGCGCAGGTAATGTCGTTGGCGCAGCAGGCGAGCGCATAATCGGCCGAGGCCGAGCATCCGCGCACGATCGAGCGCATCGGCTTGGCCGCCGCCAGCTCGCGCAGCGCGGTCGCCGTCTCGACCATGTCGACCACCGACCCGCCGCCCGAATCGTGGTCGAGGATGACACCCTTCACGCTGCCATCGGCCAGCGCGTAGCGCGCCTTGTACGCCAGCCCGTCATAGCCGGTCATGCCCGATACGGGGTTGAGCCCGTTCTCCGGCATCAGCGTCCCGCGCACCTTGATGATCGCGATGCCGTTCCAGATTTCGTAGGGATCGATCACCGCGCCGGTTTCCCAGTCGCGGCGCGCGATATCCTTGTCGCCCGGCATCACGTCCATCTGGACGGCTTCGGCCGCCGCGAGCTGCTGCAACTCGGCGATCGGCCGGACGCGATCCTCGCCGGCGACCGCCAGCGACGCGATATTGAGACGCGGCCCGATCACGCCCAGGATGATCTCGGCCTTGTGGCGCGAGATCGCCACGGGGCGATTGAACATATGTTCGGACAGGTCGGCGAGCGAATAGCGCATCGTCAATTCCCTTGCTTGCCGTCGCCGGTATCAGCCGGCGTCAGCCCATCGCCATTGCCGCCCACCGTCGCCTCGGGCAGGCCGTTGCCGCCGCCGACCACATTGGGGATCGGCAGGCCGCCGTCGACGAACCGCTGATGCTCGCCGACCCGCACCGCCACGTTGGCATCGTAATCGCCGCCGTTGAGCTCTGCCGTGATCTGCGCGCCGGTCGACCACGCGTGCGCTTCGTGGATTTCCAGCGCCTTCGCCTCGCGCGCCGGGTCCATCGACAATTTGCCGTCGCCGCGGAACCGCACCCGGCTCCACGCCGCGCGTCTATTCTCGTCGGTCAGGAAGCCGGGCAGCTTGTAGCGGCCCCGCGCGACCTGTTCGTACAGCCAGCATTCGTAACGCTGGCGCTCGCATTGCCCCGCCAGCCAGTCGCGCCGCGGCTTGACAAGAATCTGGTACAGGCTTTCGAACGCCGCGCGGCTCGCGGTGTAGGACGACAGGAAGTGCAGCAGCAGCACCTCGACCGGGATGCCGGTCGCCGCGCCGATCTGCCGCGCCAGCCCCATGAAGAACGGGTCGAACGCCGGATTGGGGCGCCCGGGCGTCTTGATGTCGACTTCGCTGTCGCTGTCGATTTCGAGGACGGTGCCCTCCTCGAGCGCATATTCGGGCCGCGCCGCCTCGTCGGGCTGCAGGCCGCCAGTGACGATGCGGTGCTCGTCGTCGCCATAGACCGGCTCGGGCAGCGGTTGCGCGCCCGGCGACTTGTACGTGATCGCCAGCATCGCGGTCAGCACCGCGGCGAACGCCTCGGCGCGCGTCAGCGTCGATACTTTCTGGACGATGTCGAGCACCGGCGCCAGGAACGGCACGCCGCGCGTCTGGCTGGCGCGCTTTTTCCGCGCGACGAGGAACGCGGTCGGCAGGCCGCTCTGTTCGCCCCAGGCCGGGATGAACATCGTGTCGTCGGCTATCCGGGTATTGAACCGGCCGGGGTCGCGCTTGAGCACGCAAAAGGCGATCGGCGCACCGTAATCGTCCTGCACCACGCCGGCGATGCACACCCGCCCGGCATAGGGGCCGCTCGACAGCGTGAACCCTTCGGTATGGCCGTTGGGCGACACGATCCAGTCGGCTTCGTACATTTTCCACGCCGTCGCCGACCGGCGCCCGCGCTGGTTTTCCGGCATCACGCGGACCTGCAGCACGTCGCCGCCGGTCATTTCGGCGCGCATCGTGATTTCCTGCAGCGCATAGCCGGTCGACGATTGCTCGGCGTCGGGATCCTTCGACGCCATGTATTCGTCGTAATCGACCCGCATCCGCTTGAGGATCGGCGCCAGCGCATCGGGCGTCAGGCCGACCTCGTCGGGGTCGACCTCGGGAATCGCCATCAGCCCGGTGCCGATGGTGAACTCGATCGGCCGCTCGATCGCCGCCGTCGCCAGCGGCATGTTGGCCGTGGCGTAGCGCGACGCGCCGATCAGCGTGGTCTGCCCGCCGATATAATCGACATTGGCCGAGCGCGGACGGCGCTTCGTTCCACGGATGCCGCCACGGCGCCCGGCGTCGTAAATGCTCGGCCCGGTCAGCCCGCCCAGCGGCACTTCGCTGGTCAGCGCCGACGCCGCCGCCATCGCGCTGCGCTCGGCGATGCGGCGCACGCCAGCCGACGGCGACACGAAGCCGATCGCGCGGTCGATCAGGTTGAGCCGCACGTCCATCAGCAGATCCGCGCCACGCCGCGACGCGCGCGGCCGATGCCGGTACCGGTCAGCCGCGCCAGGTCGTCCTGCGCCATCTTGTACCCGGCCTGCAAATCCTTGAGCGGCGCGCGCACCAGCTCGCGGCCATCGGGCATCTTGTACGACTGGTTGCCGAGCGCGGCCTGGATCGACGCACGATACTGCGCGACCAGGTCGCGCTGGTCGTCGATCTCTTCCTGCGTTCCCGCCATGTGATGCCGAGCCTTTGTTGGTCCCGCTCGCGAAAAGTGGGGCGACGTTGCCGCGTCGCCCCGCGAGGCAAGGGAGGAGCCGATTGGCAGCGGGCACGAAAAAACCCGCTCCCGGTCATCCCGGGGCGGGTCTCCGATGCTCGCAACTTTTCGACGATTGCTGCCTTGTCAAATGATCGAGTGGCGCGTCAACCCGGCCATAGTCACAAAAGCGCGTTCAAAGTATCGCGCATCTGTCACCCGATAATCGTCGCCTAATTATCGTCCGGCTCGTCGTCCTCGGTCGCGCCGCTCAGGTAAAGACGGCCGGGGATCGAATATTGGCCCTCGTCATCCTCGTTTTCGGTGCCGTCGCTTTCGGCCTCGCCGTCGCCGTCCATCGCGTCGAGCAGCGAGATTCCCGCCGCGACGAACAATTCGAGCGTGATGCGCAAATATCGCTACTCGATGCCACTGTGGGAGGCGTCTTGTCACTTGAACTAACCTTATTAGGCATCATGTCCCGACCAACTCCCGAAAGAGGATTGGCTGGATGGTGCCGTCGCCATAGACGCTATCAAGCCACGCCTCAGCGCTGGGCTCATCGCCATCCCATTTATCGGGGAAGGTGCGCGCCGCGATCAGCTCGCGGATCCGCGATTCCTCCTCCTCATTGATCAGGTCAACGCCGGCGCGACACTGGATGTCGAGTATCTTGTCGAGCGCCTCGGTGCGGGCCTTCAGGGTCAAAGGTCCCATTCGCTGCGGATTTTTGGCGATGCTGCCATCCTTCAACCTCTCGACGCCGCTTTTGCGGAGGCGCTGCCCTGGCTTGCGCATCCAGCGATAGATGGGCTTTAGTTCCAAGAGTGGCGACAAGTGCGCCCATGCCGGCATCGCGATGATCACTTCCAGCGCAGTGTCTTTCTCGGTCAGCGGACACCCGATGCAGCCGGTACGCGCATTGATCTCCGTCGAATCGTCGCCACCATAAGCATCTGCCAAGATCGACACAGGCCAGCCGCCGAACTCGGGTTGGGGGGCATAGACTTTAAGCCAGTCCCACACCGTGCAGACGCGCCAGTGCAGCAACGGTGCGAGGGTGGCGATCCGCCCCTTGATGCCTTTCGCCTCGGGGAGCACCTGCTGATACCAGCCCTGCCCGCATTCCGCGCCATCCTTGGAACACGACATGGATATCCTGCCGTCACGGATGGCGCTCTCGCCTTCGCGAACGCCGGTGAGCATCAACGCTGTACCGGGCAGGCCGGCGATCGCTTCACCGAGCGCCTCGGCCATCGGCTCGACCTTGATCTGGCGGGTGCACCAACGCAGCGTGTTGTTGTTCGGAGGCGGCACGCCTCGCCCGAGGATATAGACCATGAACCGCTTATCGAGCGGCGCCGTGACGACGGTCAGCTTGATCCAGTTTCGGGCACGAATCTTGGCCATCACCAGCTCGGCCGCGCGCTGGATCGGCGGAAGCTCCTGTCGCGTATCGACGTAAAAGACATACAGCACTTCGGGCTGGGGCAGCAAACCGGCATCGATCAGGTGAATGATCAATGTCAGCAACGCCGTGCTGTCTTTCCCACCCGACCAGGCGAGCGCGAAATGACTGTGACGCGGCCAGTATTCGCGAAGCGAGGCCAGCGTCATCTCGACCATTTCTTCGTGGACCATATGGACTCCACGCGCGAACAGATTGTCGATCGGCTTGCTCATTTTCTATTCTCCATCACCGCGCCCGATGCACCCGAACCGACCGCCTTGGCCCGCCACGCCGCTGCGCCGGGCCCGGCGACGGGCTGGGCGCGGGCGCGGCCGGACTCGGCTCGCGGGGCGGCGTGTCGTCGTCGCGATCCTCGACCGGCGCCTGCACCGGCGCGGCCAGCTTGCGCGGGGCGCCGCGGGGCGGCCGGGCCCATTCGGGCACCCAGGCCATGGACGTGTCGCCGCCGGCGAAGCGCAACACGACGGTGAAGGCATAGACGTAGAGGTCGAGCGTCTCGTTGGCGACGTGATCGGGGCGCACCCATTGGCCGTCGATGTTTTCCTCGGCCCGCATCTCGGCGATCCACGGCGCGGCGACCAGCGCCGGCTGCGCCTCGCCGCGCTTGCGCGGGAGCGTGTCGCCCGGGAAAGTGATCGACCCGCCCCCGCCATCGGCAATCTTGAGCCGGGTATCGGTCATATCCTTCACCCGGTTGACGTTGGGGCGATAGAGCTCGGCCTGCGGCGCGCCCTTGATCTGGCGCTTGGCATCGATCGTCGGAGGCGGCAGCAGCTTGTCCTGCGGACGGTTGTTGCCCTTGATCAGCGTCAGCGCGGTCACCGGCACCGGGGGCCGGCCCGACCCGACGTCGCCCATCACCATCGCGTGCCACCATTGGAACGCGTTGTCGGTCGCGTTATCGCCCTTCCTACCGCCGCCCCCGGTGTCGACCGCGGTGCAGAATATCTTCATGCGGCCAGCGCGCCCGTCCGCCATCGGATAGGTCAGCGACAGCACCTGCTGGTGGAGCACCGACCAATCCTCGGGCCGGATGAACGGGCGCAGCTTTTGCGCGCGGCCGTCGCGCTCGATCGTCAGGATCTCGAACCGATCGACCAGCCAGGCGCGGAAGCCGCTGCCGAACGCCCACACCGCGACCTCGAACCGGTTGCCGTGCTGGTCGATCGAGGCGATCAGGCAGGTCGCGCCATTGGGCACGGTGCGCAGGCGATGGCTCGACTGGCGGGTGCGGGCGAGCAATTCCTCCTCGGTGACGCCGGGCTCGCCGGTGCCGCGCGGGGTGTAGTTGCGGCCGATGACGTTCTGGTAGAAGGCGCGCAGCGGCCCCTCGTCCTGCGAGGTTTCATAGGTCAGCTCGGCCGCTCGCCATTGCCGCGCCATCACCGCCCAGGACCGCATGCCCATCAGACCGTCGAAATGGAACGACGCGCGGTTGTTCTTCACCAGCTCGCCGGTCTTGCCCTCGGGCTCGGTGCGACGGCTGACCGCCTGCTCGCCGCGCCCGACCCAGCGGCCGGTGCCCATCAGCGCGCGCTTGTCCGCCTGCTTGTGGTCGACGCCGCAGGCCGGGCAGACCACGCCCGCGCTCGCCGCGGCGTCCTCGGCCGTGCCGGTCGTGTCGAACTTGAGCACCTGTTCGGTGTCGAGCTCGAACGGCTCGCCGCAATCGAGGCAGTCGACCCACCAATGCTCGTTGGTGCCGGCCAGGCGCAGCGCGACGATGCCGGCGCGATCGCCCTTCTTCGGGGTCGAGTTGATATAGACCTTGGTCCGGCCCATCATCTCGAACGAGCCCATGCGACCCTTCAGGCCCGACAGGCCGTCGCCCTCGCCGCCGACGTCGTCGGGGAAATCGTCGTAATCGTCCTCGCGCCCGCGGCTGAAGGGGCGCGAGCGGAAGGTCGAGCTGGCCGGATGCAGGAAGTGCATGTCGGCACCGCGGAACTGCTTGAGCACGACATTGTCGGCGCCGCCCGCCAGCTGGCGATCCTTTGCCGCGGGGATGACGGTGCCGTCGGGCGCGGTCCAGGCGACCGCATTGTCGATCATCTTGGCGAACTGGGTGGTGACGTAGGACGACATCGACGTCTTGTCGGCCATCACCGACAGGAAATCGGCCTGGTCGTAATGGATCGTGTGCAGCTGCCAGTTGTTGCCGATCTCCGATTTCGCGGTCTGCGACGGCCCGTCGACGATCACCTCGTCATAGGGGCTGTCGGCGTGGAGCATGTCCATCGGCCGGTCGAGGAAGCGCATGTCGTGCGGGCTGTCCGCCCAGGGGCCGCTATAGCCCTGCGGATTGACCAGCACGCGATGACGGCGAGCGCATTCCGACACCGACACCTTTTCGGGAAAGCGCAGCTCGGCGAAACAGTCCGCCACCACGGCACGCGCATCGGCGAACGCCGGCGGGGTCGAGGTGGCGGGGTCGAGCATCAGGCCAGCGGATCCGCAAGCTGGCTATGAAGGAACGCGCGATAATGAACGGCGCCGACGGGCACCGCGAATTTGCGCGCCACCCGCGCGACGGCGTTATCATCCGCGAGATCGAGCCCCTCGGCCAGCACCGGCAGGAATAGATCGTCCGGCATCAACAAGAACGCCGCGAACGCATTTGCTTCCGTGTCTTCAATGCGGGTTGATACCATCACTCGCCCCGGTTTGCTTGAAGCGTGAGCGCGGCGCTCTGCATCAGGAACGACAAATTCGTGGTTTTGTCGGCATCGACCCGCGTCGGCCAAGCTACCAATTGGCTGATAAGCCATGTCATGTCATCGCCATGGGCAATGAAATTGTCTTCGTCGACAAGCCCGAGCTGCTGACGAACTTCCACCTCCCTGCGCCGGCGCTCAAAAACGTCTTTCATAATCCCTCTCCGTTGTTGCCGACGCCGATCGGCGCGAGCGAGGTGACGAAGGCGTCGACGGCGCGGGCGATGATGCCCTCGAGCGGGCGCACCTGGTCGGGCTCGAGCCCCGCGACGATCGCGAATTCGCCGGGGCTGAGCATCAGCCGGCGCCGCAATTCGACGCAGGCGCCGGTCAGCACGTGCTGCAGCTCGGCCTTTTCGATCAGCCCGCCCATCGCCTTGCGGAATTCGAGCGCCTTGAACCCCGCCTCGAATTCCTCCTTCCGCTGCCGCCCCGACAACCCGAGCGCTTCCGGCCCCTCGGCCACACCGCCAAGCAACTCGAGCCGCATCTGCGCCATTTGCGCACGGCGCTCGGCGCTGGCGTTGATCTCGTCCTCGCACCGTTTCTGCCACCACGCGACCCCACCCCGCGCCTCGATCTCATAGCCGCGACCACGATCGCCCTTGCGCACCAGCCACGCCGGCTCGCCCTCGACCGTCCGCAGGTGCACCCGCATCGTCTCCGGCGTGATCCCGCACAGTTCGGCGAATTGCTCGAGGTTGACGATCAGCGCGTCGCTCATTTCCTATCGCCCCCGGCCATTTTGGCGCGCCCCGCCCCGCCAACCAGTCCAAAAAGCAAAACAAAACCACGAATTATCACCCACTTGGCGCAATTCACACGCTTCGCGCTGCCGCACCGCATTGGTTCGGCGCGCGCTGGGAGGACCCGTAGGGGGGGTGTGCAGGCGGACGCCGCCGAGGGCGCGCTCGGTCGGATGGTGGCCGCTGCCGAGGTCACGCCGTCACCTCAACCCAAGGCTGGCGCGGCGCGGATGGGCGCAACACGACGAAGCCTAGCGCGCGCATCGACAGCTGCCAGGCCAGCGCGTCGAGCGCCTCCCACCAACGCGCATAGTCGGCCCGAGCACGTGCCACCTCGGTCACCCCGCCTATCGTGATGATCGGGCAGTAGCGCGCGCGGCCATCGTCGCCCGTCTCCCAATGCGCCTCGCCGGGCCGCAGCCAGCCGATCGGCACGTGGCGTTGCTCGGCCGCCCAGCCGTCGGGCCGCCCAGCCTGCCGGGCATAGTGCCGCACCAGCGCCCCTCCCGGCAGGCCATCGACAGCATGCGCCACGGCTTCGGCCACTGGGTGGACACAGTCGCGGACGATGACGCCCGAACCCTGCACCCGACAACCCATGTGCGCGATGTCGGCGAGCACCGCACAGCCGTCGCTTGATCGACCGCGTGGTTCATACCCCATCGCCTCGGCCTCTACCGCATAGAGACCACCCATGCCCGAGCGATCCACCCGCTGATCCCGATACGCCCACACCGCCAGCGCTTCGACGTCCATAGACCCCGTCGCTTCCCATGGCCGAGCGGCAGGCGCGCCCTGGTGACGCACCGGCAGACCCCCGCCACGCGGACGCCGCACCACCACGCCCCTTGCAGGCCCTGTCGCCACGTGTCGCACGATGCGATCGTCACTCCCTTCCATCGGTGGAACCGTCATCGCTCAATCCTTCCAGCCAATCGGCCAAGTTAAATCATTGGAAACAGTAATTATCTTTTCTAACATGGAACCATTGGAAGGATTGGAAGGGTTATCCTGTCTTGTGCATGCGCACCTGCCCGCGCCCGCACCTGTCATGGAATTTCAAGAAACCTTCCAACCCTTCCAAACCCGCACAAATCCGCGCTTTCTCCCTTCCGCGATGGTTCCGCGTCCCTTCCAAAGTGGAAGGATCAAATTCAAAGTGGCCCGTCGTCGAACGGCGGCCAGCCGGGGTCGCCGGGCGGCGGACGCGCGTCGTCGACCCCGCCATCGGGCGCGGCGTTGCGATCGATCGCCAGGTCGATGTCGGTGCGCACCTCGCCCTTGTCGTCGACGAAGTCCCATTCGTTCCGGGTCAGCCGCAGCCCCAGCCATTGCATCCCGTTCGACTGTTTGTTGTCGAACCCGCGATCCTTCATCGCGCGGCTGAAGCCCTTCTGTTTCCATTCGAGCTCGCCCGCGGCCTTGGCCCAGGCACAGAACACCTTGTAGAGCACCGAGGATTGCACCCGCGCCCCCTCCTCCTCGGCCGTGCACAGCCGCAGGAAGCTCGCCAGCGGGTCGCTGTCGTCGCGATAGGCCAGCGACTGGATAGTGACGTCGTCGGGCTCGACGAAGCCGTGCTGCATCCAGTCGACCACCCCGCGTACCATCCACGCCAGGATGCCGGCATGCTCGCCCTTGAGCCGATCGGGCAGCCCGCGATCCTTCTGATGTTCCTCGAGGTGCGATTCCCACAACAGCACCTTGGCGCGCCGCCAGATGCCCTCGGTCCCCTGGACGATATCGGGCTTCTTGTTGCACCAGATCGTCCATTTGAAGCTGGGCGTGAAGCGGAAGAACGACCGGAAATTGTCGCGCGCCAGCATCGGGTCGCCGCCCGTGACCGAGTTGATCAGCGGCTCGTTGAACTTCGACCCCGGCCCAGGCTCGCCACTGGTCAGGAAGCGCACCCCGGGCAGGCGCACGATGTCGGGCGTCGCCTGGTCGCCGCGTTTCTTGATGCCTTCGTCGAGGAACGTCTCGACATTGGTGATCTCGCCATAGTCGCCGGCGGCGTCGCGCGCCGCATTGCCCACGGTCGACTTGCCGTTGGCCGCGGTCGGGCCCCACCAGATATGGAATATCTGCTCGCCCATGTCGCCGGTCAGGCAATAGCCGAGCCATTGGCGCAGATAGCGGCGCCGCTCGCGCTTCGGCTGCGCCCATCGGATCAGCGCCTGCCACTCGTCCGCCTTGGCGTCGGGATCGTAATCGCACGACGTCAGCTTGGTCAGCAGGTGCGCGCGATCGTGCGGCATCAGCTCGATCCGCGCCGGCCCGTCATCGTCGGGCGGGATGAAGCGCAGCGTGCCGTTATGGCAATTGAGCAGCATCGGGTCGGTGTCGAAATCGGTGATCTCGACCGTCAGCCAGCGCTTGGCGAGGTTGGCGATGCACCCCAGCCGGCCCGAGCTTTCCGACGATCGCCCCCACGCGCCGAGTTTCTTGGACAGCGGCTCGGTCTTGCTCCCCGCGACGACCGCGCGATCCATCGCGCCCTCGGCATCGACATGATCGCGGCGCAACTTGTGCACGGCGACGAAATTCGCCCACGCCTCGTCGCCCATCACCAGCCCGTCGGTCGAAAAGCCGCTCGCCGCGACCAACTGCGCCTCGTCCTGGATCGCGCGCACCGTCTCGAACACCGCGCCCAGCACCTCGGCCGGCGTCGCGTCCTTTTCCTGCACCAGCACGCGATAGCGGCGCCCGTCATAGCCGAGCCAGCCCTTGGCCGTGGTATAGAGGAAATCGCGCCCGAACCTCTCGCGAAACCGCTCGGCATTGCCCAGGTCGGTGCGCTGGAAGCCGGCGCAGCGATGCGTCGCCAGGTCGCCGGTCAGGTCGTACCCCTTGCGCACCCCCGCCCAGAACGCCTTGCGCATCGCCGCGTCGTCGGCGCTGGCGTCGATCCGGTCGGCGAAGACTTCCTCGCCCTCGACATAATCGATCAGCCCGGCCCGCATCCGCCGCCCCAGCGCGAAGGCGAAGCCGTTGGCCTGCTTGTCCGACACCGCATCGCGCGACCGCTCGCGCTCGAGCCACAGCCCGTGGACGCGCCGCAGCACCGCCTGCACCCCCGCCCCCTGCTCGGACAAGGAAGGCCCGATGCTTCCATTCGGAAGCATGTCGTCATCGCTCAGCCCCGGGGGTGGCGGGGGAAAGGCGAGGTCGTAGCGCGCGCGCCACGACGCGAGGTACTGGGCGCGCGTTTCGTCGTCGCGGATCGCGCCGGCCATCGCCGCCAGCCGCTTCCACAGCGCCGCACGCGCTTCGGGGGTGCGGGGGGTCATTCCATCTCCGCCAAGCGCCGCACCGCGATCACGTCGGCCAGCCCGCGCGCGATCCAGCGCATCTGGTTGATCGACTGGCTATTGCCCAGCACCTTGTAGCGCGGCCCGTCTGGGGCGGGCTTGCCGCGCCACTCGATCGCGGTGAAGCCGTCCGGCACCCCCATCAGCCGCTCGCATTCGGTAGGCGTCAGGCGGCGCACCGCCCAGGCGTCGGCGACGTAGTCACCGCCTTGGTTGCCGCCGACAGGCCCAGCGGCCATCAATGGCTGCGCGACGTCGACCGCGCGCGCCTTGTAGTCCTTGCCGCTGTTCATCGGCACGATCGAATAGGCGATCGCCGGCGGATGCTGCCCGCGCGCGAGCGGGTGGCAAGCGTCGCCAGGCTTCGGGTTGCTGAAGTTTGCCGCGCTGGTGATTTGGGTCGTGTCAAACGCCACGGCTTGGGTCACCGACCGTGCCTCGAGCGTGTATGCCGCGCCGTCGCCTCGAACGCCGACACCGTCGGGCCCAGCTGCGGCATTTTCACTCACGGCTCGCTCTTGGATCGCGTAGACCGGTTGAGCGACGCCTACAGTGTAGCCGTCGGTGTCTAACGGCGGGGATATGTCGCCATACTGGCAGACGTCTTGCTGCCGAGCATCGAAGGCGTGCGCGATGGGCACCGCGACAAAGGTTTCGCTGTCGAAGTCGAGCCTGCCATGCGGTCCGCCATGCGCGCTCCTGGCGGTCGCGACGTCAATAGCGCCGCGCGTGTCGTTGCCGCCGAACGCGACGAGATAGCTGTGCCCGTGATTGGCATCCTGGCCGCTGCACCCCTGCAGACGACCATAGCTCGCATCGAGTGTTACAGCCACGTCCGCCGCCTGAACGGCGACCACCGGATCCTGCCTGCGTGTCTCTCCGGCGCGCTCTACGCCCCGGCCACTGCTGACAAGGCTCGGTGCAACAGCGCCGGCAATTCCTTCCCCCGTTTCGCGGCGCGGCGCAGGATCCCCGCGCAGGCTTTCGGGCTCAAATAATACCGCCGCGGGACCGGCTGAGTCTCCAAGACATGCGACAACGAACACACGCCGCCGGCGCTGGGGCACGGCCCTCTCGTGCCCGTCCACTCGGACATATTGAGCGTCAAGCACCCGGTAGGCCCACCCATACCCGAGGTCCGAAAGTCCGGCCAGGAAACAGCTGAGCGCATGGCTTTCGTCTGCGTCATACTCGTCTTCGACCACGACCTCTTCCCCGTCTTCGGGTCCGTCGTCGCCGTCCAGGTCGATCGCCGGCGGACTCGGATCGGGAGCGTCGTGGGCAAGCGCGGAAAAAACGCCGGGGACGTTCTCCCAAAGCACCCAGCGGGCCCGAACGCGCTCAGCCAGGCGTAGGAACTCGAGCGTGAGGTTGCCGCGCGCGTCAGCCAGTCCGCCGCGCAATCCGGCGAGGCTGAAGGCCTGGCAGGGTGTGCCGCCGGTAAGAAGGTCAATTGGCCCGACATGGTGCGCCTCGATTCTGGTGAAGTCGCCGAACAGGGGCGTCGTGCCCGCGCCCTCGGCGAAGCGATGGTCCCAATCGACCGCGACCGCATGGTGCCGCTGCTGCAGCATCGCGCGCGGGAACGGCTCGATCTCCGAGTAGCCGGCGCAGCGAAAGCCCAGCCCCGCGCTCGCCAGCGTGAACGCCGAATAGCCCGAGCAGACGTCGAGATAGCGGATCTCGGTCACGCCACCCCCACCACAGCGTCAAAAACAAAATCGCTCAGCGGCATCGCGGCCGACAGCACGCGCTCCACGCCCTCGCGCCCCTCGGCGCGCGCCAGGTCGTCGGGATCCATCCCGTCGGCCAGCAAAGCGACCGACAGGCTGGCGCCACCGCCCGCCCCCGCCATCGTCGCGCCCAGCATCGGCATCGCCCGCTCGCACGCGCGCAGCGCGGCGCTGCGCCCGGCCTTGTCGCCGTCGAGCAGCAGCACCGGGCAGTCGCACACCCGCCACGCGCGATCGAGCTGCGCCTCGGTCAGCGCGGTGCCCATCGGCGCCACCACCTCGGCCACGCCGACGCCGTCGAGCGCGATCGCGTCGAAATAGCCCTCGACGATCACCAGCCGCCGCGCCTCGCGCGCCGCCGGCGCCGCGCGGTGCAGGTTGTACAGCGTCCGCCCCTTGTCGAAATGCGGCCCCTCGGCCGAATTCTTGTACTTCGCCTGCTGCCGGTCGGACGTCGCGCGCCCGCCGAACCCGATCACCCGCCCGCGCGCATCGTGGATCGGGATCATCAGCCGCTGGCGAAAGAAATCGACCCAGCCGTTATCGCCCTCGACCAGCAGCCCGACCGCGGCGAGCTCGTCGACCGTGCGACCGGTCGCCGCCACCCCGCCCATCCGCGGCGCCAGCCCCAGCCCGAACCGCGCGATCGCCGCCGCCCCGACGCCGCGATCGGCGAGCATGGCGATCGCCGCCGGCTCGGTCGCCAGCCGCCTGGCATACCAGTCCGCCGCCGCCTCGAGCACGCCGCCCGCCCGCTCGATCCGTTCCTCGCGCTCGCGATATTCGGGCGACGGCGCCGGCACCTCGAGCCCGGCGCGATCGGCCAGGTCCTTGACCGCGTCGATGAACCCCAGCCCCTGGCGCTCGGTCAGCCAGCGGATCGCGTCGCCATGCGCCGAACAGCCGAAGCAATGATAGAAACCCTTGTCGTCGTTGACGTAGAAGGACGCGGTCTTCTCATTGTGGAACGGGCAGCACCCCTTGTGCTCGCGCCCCGCCTTGGTCAGCTTGACCGAGGCGCCGACCAGCGCCGACAGCGACGTGCGCGCGCGCAGCTCGTCCAGAAATTGCGGCGATAGCGACAAAAGAACCCACCCCTGAAACCGGAGAAAACGACCGCGCGCCCCTGGTTTTCTGGGCGGCCGGCAAGTGTGTGCGATGGCGTCAGGTGGGGGCTGGCTTCGACGCGCCAAACGCGACCGGCATCGCCGAGTGTTCGACACCGTGGAGCTTGCGGCCTGCCGCCTTCTTGCCCACCCGATTGTAGATGACGTGGCCGATTGGGTGATGGAGCGAGCGCGGATCATGGCGTTCGATCCGATCGGGCAGAAACTCGCCCCACTGCTTGAAGAAGAACGGCAGCGACGCCCGCGCACACTGGTCATAGAGGGACTCGACCCAGTCCGGATCGATCGGCCGCGCGCCCTTGCCGCTTTCGCCGCCGACGATCACCCAATCGAGCAGCGCCAGCCATTCGTCGCGCAGCACGATGCGACCGAGCATCGGCTCTATCGACAGCCCGACCCACGGTATGCCGAGCTTCGCCTTGAGCGCGAGCAGCCGCGGGATATCGCGGTCGGCTTCCTCCTGGTTGACGACCGAGATCATCAGCCCGGCATGCTGCGGCCAGTCGGTGCGGCCGATCGCCGCCAGCCGCTTCTCGATCACCGTGATGCGCTTGGTGACGATCTGGATTTGCAGCCGGTCGCACGCTTCGATCCGGCCCCACGCCTCGTCGAACCAGTCGATCGGCACCTCGGTGTCGAACAGGTCCGACATCGACTGGATGAATACCCGGCGCCGGGGCGTCGCATGAATCTGCCCGATATGATAATCGGCCGACCACCACGCATAGTCGTTGTCGAGCCGATGGATCAGCTTGACCGCGCCCTTGATCTTCCGCCGCGGCGCGCCGACGCCCCAGATCCCGCCGCCGAACCGCTCGGACCAGGTCTCGGCATAGCAATGGTCGCAGCCGGGCCCGACCTTGGTGCAGCCCCACCAGAAATTGACGGTCGCGTCGGTCCATTCGATGCCGGTCGTCGCACTCATCTGCCCGCCCTCCGCACCGCACGGGCACCGCCGGTCGCGCCATAGACCTTGCTCGTCGCCCCCGACGACACGCGGACGCCGCGATACTCGTCGCCCTTGTGCGCCTCGCGGAACGCGACCAGGTCGCCGTCGATCAGGTAGATCGCGCGAGGATTGCCATGGCCGTCGGCGCGCAGCCGCTCGATCGCCGCGTCGATCCGCGCCAGGATGGTGTCGGCGCCGACGGCGATCACCCCCGACAGCCGGGCATCGGCAACGCGCTGATCGATGAACGACGCGCGCGATCGCGGGGGCGGCGCCGTCTCGCGCCTGGCCGACACGTCGCGCACCGGCACGCCCGAGCTCGGCCGGTCGTATTGCCCCGCGCGGCTGTCCCAAGGGTTCGCGCCCATCATTGCACTGTCGCCTGCTCGCGCACCGTCACGCTGGGCGGAGGGCCGGCGTTGAACACCAGCATCACGTCGGGCAGGTTGGTACCGACCGCGACATGCACTTCGCTGTCGAGATATGCGGCATTCTCGTCGTCGGCGAACCAGTCGCGCAACGCCATGTCCATATCGTCACCACAAAGGATGCTCTCGGCATCCCAGCCCATCCCCTCGGCAAAGCGGATGGCAACGAAGTCGGCGCCCGCCACCGAACGACTGAACCAGAAACCGTTATCCTCGCCGCGCGTCGCGACGACGTCGGCGTCCATCCGCATCACCGATGCCTTGAAGGTCGCGCCGTCGACGGTCGCGCCATCGCGGCCCCACTCGCCGGTTAGCGGCTTGGCGAGCCACTCCGCCCAGGCATCGAGCGTGGGCGCGCAGGGCATCACCTCGTCGCTGAAATCCTCGATGTAATAGAGCGTATCGCCTTCGCAGCCGGCCATCACAAAACCCCTTCCTGAAAACCGCCCTCGCCCAGCCGCCGCGCGGCGATCGCCGCCGGGCTGTGGGCATTGAGCCAGGCGACCGCCTCGATCGCCGCGGCGCCCTCGCGATGCTTCGCCTTCGCCGCACGCGCCGACGCCAGCCGCCCGCGGATATCGTCGGGCACCCGCGCCCAGCAGGAATCGCACACCGCCTGCCAGTAACGCCGGGTGCGCGGGCATCCCGCCACCGGGCAATCGTGCGCGCTCTGCCGCCCGTGCTTCATGCCGCCCTCCGTTGCCGGCGCGACCAGCGCAGCGCCTGGTTCGTCTCCGCCGGGATCAGCTGGTAATGGTCGCGCTCCACGCACAATGTCCGCTCGCAGCGATGGTCGAGGTTCATCCCCGCCGGCACGCGCGGCTCGGCCAGCATCCCCTCGGCCCAGGCGACCGCGACATGCACCCGCACCGATCCGATGCCGGGGATCCAGATCGATCCATAGGGCCCGCTCGACGGCCGCCCGCCGCCCTTCGACTGCGCGCCGGTCCACAGCCGGCACGGCGTCGTGAGCCCGTTGCGCGCGCCGAGCAGCACCCGCTGCCGCGCCGCGATCCGCGCGGCGACCAGGACGCGAAGGCAGGCCGGGAGCGTCATGCCACCACCTCGTCGAACAGCGGCCCGTGCAGCCTGGGCGGCGCCGGCGGCAGCGTGCTGGTCACCGCGACGAAGCGCTGGCGCAGCCGTTCGCGCGCCATCTGCGCATAGTCGGGGTTGAGCTCGATCAGGATCGCGTCGCGGCCAAGCCGGTCGGCGACCAGCCCGGTCGTGCCGGCGCCGCCGAACGGGTCGAGCACGATGCCGCCTTTGGGCGATCCGGCCATGATGCACGGCGCGACTAGCGCGGGCGGGAAGGTCGCGAAATGGGCATCGCGGAAACTCGCGGTCGGGATATCCCACACCTCGGGCGGGACGATCGCCGAAAGGTCGCGCTCGTAGCTGCGCAGCAGGCGCCCCTCGCCGCGACCCAGCGTATCGAGGACGCGATGGTTGGTGTCGACATGGTCGCTATGGCGAGGGCCGACGCGAGTCGAACTGCGCCGAGGACCGCCGACTGCCTTCAGATTGCCGTTGGTCTTGCGCCCAGCATTGGCCCGGGTGCTACCCTGCTGCGCGTCGACGTCCTGCGCCCACCGCTCGAGCGATGACGCAGCCGCCGGCATCGCCACCGCGCCGGCATCGTAATAGCTGCCCAGCTTCGCCCAGCGCGGACCATCCTCGTCCGGCTTGGTCACCAGCGGACAGCGCTCGGTCAAATCGGGGTCAAAGCTCAACGCGCCGGTGTCGCGGGCGCGCCAGATGTCGGCGTCGCCGCTCTTGGTCAGCAGGAAGATTTTCTCATGCGCGACCGAGGGGCGATAGGCGCCCGAACTGTCGGGCATCGCGTTGGGCTTGCCCCACACGATCTCGCTGCGCACCCACCAGCCCGCATCCTGCAGCGCGATCGCCAGCCGGTTCGGGATCATGCACAGGTCCTTGGGTTTCAGGAACCCGCCGGCGACAACCCGCCCGCCATGCTCACGGCGCGTATTGAAGCGTTGCTCGCCGTCGCTCGATCTGATCGTGCCGCGCGGGTTGGTCGACCGCTTGGCGTCGTACACCGCCCCTGCAGGCGCATTGCCGCCGCCGCGTCGCTTGGTGCCGTTCGCCGCCTCGTTCGGCTTGCCGGGCTTCGCGCCATAGACCGGCCCGACGGTCGAGAACGGCTTGTCGCGAAAGGTGCGGTCGTCGACGCCCTCGGCCTTGGTCTCGGCCGCGCTGCGCCCGTTCGGCGCGGTCGCGTAGCAATCGCCGTAATTGAGCCACAGCGACCCGTGCGGCTTGAGCACGCGGCGCACTTCCTCGAACACCGCGACCATCGTGTCGAGATGCTCGCCCAGCGTCGGCTCGAGTCCCATCTGCCCGGCGACGCCATAGTCGCGCAGCCCCCAATAAGGCGGAGAGGTCACGCACATGTCGACGCTGTCGGCCGGCAGCTTGCGCAACTCCGCGATCGCGTCGCCGACGAGGATCTCGACGGTCATAACTGGCCGCGGCTCGCGGCGAGGTCCCAGCCGAACCAACGTTCGACATAGGCGCGAGCCTCGTCGGAAAGGGCTGGCGCGCTCGACTGGCGCGGGTGATTGGCGGTGCTGTTCTCCCGCCCGATCCTGCTGGCGACGCCCAGTCGATGGTGCAGGACGCCAGCCGCCGCGAACGGGATCACCTCGGTGCCAAGGTCGGGCCGCAGATACATGAACTGCGATTTTCGGTTTTCGGGCAACGGATGACGGCAGGCATAGGCGGGAAAGAACCGGCCAAGCCCGGCGGAATCATAGGGCGACGTGAATGGCAGTTCGTTCGTCAGCAGCCATTCCTCGAACGGCTTGGCGACGCTGGCCCGCATGTTGGCGGTATAGGTTTCGTCATGCTCGGCGCACCAATCGAGCCCGAACCGGTCGAGATATTTGTAGAGCGACCAGAGCCGCTCGACCGGGTTGCGCACCAGCCCGACCTTGGGCCAGCGGTCGTAACCGTGCGGCACGCCATCGGCTTCCATGTGCCGATAGAGCAGGAACGCCTGCGGATACGTCGCCAGCACCGCGTTCTTGAGCGACCGCGTGCCGGTACGCGGGGTCAGGATGACCACCGTCTGCAGCTCGGGGATCAGCAGCATGCGCTCACACCCGCATCGGCATGAGGACATACAGCCCGCGCGCTTCGTCATTGGCGTCGCGGATCAGCACCGGGCCCGCCGCGTCGCTCAGCTCGAACCGTGCGGTGTCGCCCTGGATGCGGCCGAGCATCTCGACCAGATACTGGCCGTTGAACCCGACTGTCAGGTCGGCGCCATCATGATCGCACGGCGATTCCTCGCTCGCCTCGCCCATCTCGGCCGACCGGCAGCTGATCGTGACCAGGTCGCGGGTCAGGTCGGCGCGGATCCCGCGTTCCTTGCCGCTGGTCATCACCATCGCGCGGTCGACCGCCGCCGCCAGCGTCTTCGGGTCGATCAGCAGGATATTGTCGTTCGCGCTCGGGATGACGCGGGTGTAATCGGGGAACTGGCCGTCGATCAGCTTGGTGGTCAGCACCACCTCGCCGAAATCGAACACCGCCTTGCCGGTGCCGATCGCGACGTCGACCGGGCCCTCGACCCCGTCGAGCATCTTGTCGAGAACGCCGATCGCCTTACGCGGGATGATCACTCCGTCCAGCGCGCCGGCACCGTCGGGCTGGGGCAGGTCGAACCGCGCCAGGCGGTGCCCGTCGGTCGCCACCCCGCGCAGCACCAGCACCACGCCCTCGCCGTCGCCAGTCGGGCCGCGCGCCTCGGTCGCGTGGAGATAGATGCCGTTGAGATAATAGCGCGTTTCCTCGGTGCACATCGCGAAGCGCACGCCATCGATCAGCGCGGCCAGGTCGAACGCGGCGAGCTCGAACTGGTGCGCCGCGGCATCGGCGGTCATCACCGGGAAATCGTCGATCGGCAGCGTCGGCAAGGTGAAGCGCGCGCGGCCGGCGGTGACCAGCATCTTGCCGGGCGTCAGGGTCAGCGTGACCAGCGCCTCGGCGTCGATCTTCTTGACGATCGCCTCGAGCGTGGCTTCGTTGACCGTGGTGGCGAACGCGGGCGCGTCGGCATCCTGCTCGACATCGATCATCCGCACGCATTGCAGGTCGAGGTCGGTGCCGGTCAGCGAGGCGCGCCCGTGCACCGCCTCGATCCGCAGGTTCGACAGGATCGGGATGGTGTTGCGCCGCTCGATCACCGCGCCGATCCCCGCCAGCGCCGCCTTCAGCGTGCCCGCGGCGACCGAGATGACGCGGGGCGCCTCGTCGCGATCGGCCGTCACGCCGGCCTTGCGACCGCGCTTGGGCTTGGGCGCGTCGGCCGTGGTGTCGGCCGGGCCGTCGACCTCGACCGTATCGGCATTGTCCTCGGGCGCGATCGTCTCGTCGTCGGGCGCCAGCGGTTCGTCGGTCATTGTGGGTCTCCATCGGAATCGGCGAGGCCGGCGCGGATCGTGGCCGCGAGGCCGGCGATGATCGGCTTGAGCGTGCCGGCGGTGTCGGGATCGTAGCGCTCGCCCAGCTTGCCGGCGTAGGCGTCGAGATAGTCCGCGTGGCGCACCTTCTGCGCAGCCTCGCCCGCGGCGAACGCGTCGGTCAGGCTATCCCCACGAAGTGGTACTTCGTGGGGGCCCCTTGCTAAGTCGGTATCGCGCTCGAGCGGACGCGACGATGCTGCGCAGCCGCCGTCGGTCATGACTGCACCGGCGCGTTGGCCAGCTGTAGGAGCCGCTCGGCGTGACACGGGGTATCGAGCGAGCACCAGCAGGCGAGGTTCTTTCCTCGCAACTCGCCAATATGCTCACGCACATAGGCTAGATAAACGCCGGGATCATTCACCGGGTCGGGCGCGGTCCGGGCCGGACGGCCCTGGGTCAGAATGTAGGTATGGCAATCGACCGCGTGCTGCTGGTCGCAATGCAGGTCGGCACGATAGGGGTTGCCCCACGGCGTCGTGCGGTCGACCTTCACCGTGTTTGGCGGCATCCGCCATCCCTTCGCCCGCGACAGGCGGATGCGCTTGGGGGCGTCGGTCATGACTGCACAGCCTCCGCCGCCAACCCCGCCGCGACCACGCGCGCCAGCATCGTCGCCGGCGTCACCTCGGCCGCGCGGGCCTGGGCGATCACGCCGCGCAACAGCGTCGGCCATTTGCGCCGCAGGAAAACGAACGCATCCTCGGGCTGGGCGAGCAAGGCCGCCTGGACCGCGACGACATTCGGCGAAATCGGATCGTGCACCGTCGCGCTCAGCTTGCGCGCCATGCGCCGCCGCTCGCCCTGTTCGGCCGCTTCGTCCCTGACCTGGTCGGCGACCGGCTTGCCCGGCGCCGCGGCGATCGACCGCTCGCCCATCGCGTCAGCCGCCATAAACGCCTGCTCGTGGCGCCACGCCGCAACCTTGTCGCGTGTCGTGCCGTCCGGCCAGCGCGCCATGAACGCGCGCATCGGCACCGCCGTCTTCTCGCGCGCGGTGCCGCGCTTGCGCAGCAGGTTGACATAGCCGGGATGCGTCAGCGCGAGATCGCCGAGCAACGACGCGCCCATCCGGGTGCGCGCCAGATAAGCCTCGATCTCAACCAGCAATTGCTGGCCAAGAGTGGCGTCGGGACTGCTCGAGGCGGGCGCGCATTCAGTGGTAGCCGCGCGCGCGCCCGCCTCGTCCGCCGTGTCGCGCACGACGGGATGGGTGTGGCCGGGAATATCCGGGAGGGGTTGGATACCCCCGGCCGCCGCGACCCCTTCATGCTCGCCGGGGTGGACGCTCGGCACGGTCGCGGTTTCGTGATTGGGTGCGGTCTCTCCCGCCATTTTATTAGCGCCGTCTCCATTGCATGAGCGGCACACGTCGAAGTGGTAGTCACCACGAGCGCCTTCCCAGGCGTGACCGCCCTGCCCCGCGCAGAAAGTGCAGGGCGTCGCGCTAGGTGCGGTCTCTCCCGCCGTCGCGTCCATAAGCTCAGACGTTGCAGCCGATGACCGGGCATCGGCACCCCTACTCACGGGCCCCACGGGGGACTCGCTCGCTCGTCCCTCCCCCGCTTCATCACCCGCTTTCGCGCGGTATTCCTCCATCATCGACGCGCTCAATTCGAGCGCACCGAACTTGATCTTGCCGGCATAGCGCAGCGCGCGGATCGCGGCGTCGCACTCGAGCTTGCCCATCCCGGCCGCCCGCGCCAGCGCCGCCGGCGTCCAGCGCTCCCAACCCTCAAGCGGGACGCCGCGCAGCGCCGCGACCACCTTGCGCTGATCGGCCGCGCTCATGTCCGCATCCCCCGGATGATCCGCCACAGCACGATCGGCGCCACAGTGACGGCGATGATCGCCAGCACGACCAGCGCCAGCACGATCATCGCCATGTCGGCGACAAAGGCCCGCGCCCGGCTCACCACCGCGGCACTCCGCCCGAGCGCCACCATGCGGCGATCGCGCACGCCGCCTTCGCCGCCGAAACGACGACCAGCAGCACGATCATGGCGAGCAGCCAGCCCATCACAGCACACCGTTCGCAAGGCTGCGCCGCAGTTGCTCGGGCGTGTCCTTGCGGGGATTGCTCAGCGGTCGCGACGATCGCTCGGCGAGGTAGAGGAATTTGTGCGGTTCGAGCCGCTGCTGCTTGAGATAGACGAAGCCCAGCGCCTCATAGTCGCGCATCGCCTGGGCGACGCCGGGGCCGGCGAACAGTTCGGCATTGTAGCCGACCGCGTAGGAGACGACCGCGTGCGGCTGCGCGCCGGCGATCCACGCGCGCAGATCACTCACCGACAAGCGGTGATGCGCGCCGCCCTTGATCGACGGATGCGATGCCTGCGCGGTTGCGATCTGTTCCCCACTCACCCCGGTAACCCCTTATGCCCGATGGAAATTCCTGCCCGTTCGATCACCGCCGGCGATCAGCCGGACGACGCCCCGCCCGGCCGGTTGACGGCAAGCGCGTGGCGCAAGGCGGCGACGGCGTCGGACAATTCGTTGAGCTCGCGCATCGCGTCGTCATGGTCGCGCACGCTCATCGGCGCGGACGATCCGACCCGCGCGGCCAGCACGCGGAACACGTCACCGACCTCGCTGCCCAGCTGGCCGAGCAGGGCCGGCAGGCTGGCTTCGTCGCCGCTGCTGCCCGACGGCACCAGCTCGAACCCCTGCCGCCGCGCCAGCGCGCGGGTGATGTGCGGATGGCCCGGCCGCCCGCGCCCGTAATCCTCGAGGTCGCCGATCACGTCGAGCCGCAGGAAGGTCGGCGTGTCGAGCGACGCCGCGTCGGACATGCTCGACTGCGACCGCCCGGTCGCCTTGGCGAATCGGTCCTGCCCGCCCGCCGCGTCGAACGCCGCGTCGGTCGCGTTCTTCAGGTCGATCTGCTTGTGCGTCAGCAGGACGCCGCGCTCGGTGCTCATGCTGCCTGCGCCTCCCCGGCCGTTCCGCTGCCGATACGATCGCCGCCGCTATCGGGAGACTCGCAGGCGACCTCTCCGCTATTCGCCGCATCGTGATCGGCGATGAACCCAAGCAGCTTGTTGGCCAGCGTGAGGCTGACCGACCGGCCGCCGCGAAGGTTGGTGAGCAGGGCGCCGTCGCCGGTCGCGTCGAGGCCAAAGCGAGTCGCCGACATGCCGGGCGTGCGCTCGAGGAATTCCTCGATCTTCTGCAACAGCGCCTTGTTGGGGTCGGAACTGGGAAGGATGGTGGTCATGGGAGCGGTGGCTTAATGAGATATTTCCAATGATGCAAGCCCCGCTCGCGGAAATATCTTCACCTGCCCTTGGTGCGGAGCATGGGATATTCCCAACGCTTATGGGCGGGCCCGACATTTCCCCCGAGCCGTCGCGGCTCTGGCAGCTTTTCGATTCGATCAAACCGGCCGATCTCAGCTGGGCCGAATGGGCGCGCCGCGCGAAGGTGTCGGCCAGCTTCTTCACCGACGTGCGCCGCAAGGGCACCAAGCCGGGCTATGACCTGCTCGCCCGCGTGCTCGGCGTGGTCGGCATGACCCTGAGCGATTTTCACGCGCTTGAAACCGAGCGCGACGGCGCGCCGCTGATGGCGCTGCAATCGCCGCGCACCCCGTTCACCGCCCCCGGTGATCCCCGCGACGTGCCGATGCTCGGAACCGCCCAGGCCGCCGATTTCGAGGTCCAGGCCGACGGCGCGCTGCGCTTCGCCGAGACGATCGACGTCCATCTCGACGAAGTGATCGACATGGTCCGCCGCCCGCCGGCGCTGAAGGACCGCAAGGCGGTCTATTCGCTAACGCTCCGTGGCTCGTCGATGGAACCGAAGTTCGAGGATGGCGATCCGGTCTATGTCGATCCCGAACAGCGGCCGGCGATCGGCGACATCGTCATCGTCCAGCTGATGGCGCGCGACGACGAGGGCGAGGGCCGGGTGTCGAGCGTGCTGGTCAAGGAACTGGTCCGCCGCGCCGCCGACTATATCGAGCTGCGCCAGTACAATCCGCCGCTGCAATTCCGGCTCAGCGCCCGCGAGGTCGCCGCGATCCACCGCTGGGTGCCATGGCGCGAGCTGGTCAGCTTCTAGGCTAGAATTTGGTTCGAACCTCGGGGAAGCCGGTGAAAGGGCCCGCCTCGCACCACCCAGCCGACTTTTCATAGAAGCGCGCGCCATCGCGTCCGCTTGCCGTCAGGATCGTCTGCTCGCCGCTGTCGCGCTGGATCACGTTGATCGAATAGTCCGTCGCGCCCGGCGCGGGATTGCCCCGCTGGTCGAGCGTGATGCGCGCCGGCTGCACTTCGTAGATGTCGCGCATCAGCCGGCATGCGTCCTCGCAATATTTGCCGCGCGCCAGATCGATCCGATAAACGATGCGATAGGGCGCCGACCCGTCCTGCACGCCGCCCTGGGTCGTCACCGACCCGGTGCACACCAGGTTGAACGCGGTCGCCGCCGCTGCAGCCGCCAGCCACATGGCCCGCCTCCCCGAAACAGTCCCGCGTCGACGCGATAGCACGCCGCCATTCCGGGCGCGCCGCAGACTTTTCCAATGGCGCGGTTGACGCATTGGATATTTCTCATTATCGATTGCCGCCGTTCACAACGGAGGGCATCATGCTCAAGGCACCCGCAGACTTCCCCTATCCCGGCAGCGAGGCGCTGCTCGGCGATCGCCGCGTGCGCATCATCCGCGTCGAGCCCGATGGCCGCCGCCTGGTCCAGGGCATCGGCCGCCCGCTGCTGACCCGCACCGTCGACCTCGACCAGCTGAGCGACGCCAGCCTGCCCGACCAGCCGATGGACCGCTGGTATGCCGAGCGGGCGACCGGGCTTGAGGGCGACGCCTGCCCGACCCCGACCGAGGACCTCTATCGCGACTTCCTGACCTTCGCCCGCGCCCGCGGCGTCGAGGAATACCAGACCCCGTCGCGCATGGCGTTCGGCCACTTCCTCAACCTCAAGGGCCATGGCGCCACCGTCCGCAAGGTCGACGGCCGCGCGCAACGCTGCGTCGACCTGCAGTTGCTGCCGGTCAAGGTGGCCGCGTGATGAAGCGCTTGTTTTTAGGGGCGGTCGTCGCATGCGCGATTGCGTTGGCCGGATCGCTCATCACCATCGCAAGCGGCGGTCACACGTCCATCGGTTCATATTGGACCGGCGTAGCGGTCGGGGCTTGGGCATGGGCCATTGCGAGCGGGCGGGAGTTGCTGGCATGACCGCCCTCGACCTCCCGCCACGCGAGCGCCCGGCCGATGCGCCGGCCTCGCACCTGCTGTTGCGGGAGGCGACCGCCAAAACGCAGCCGATCCGGCCTTGCCGCCTGCGCCAGCCCGAGCCGCCATCGCGCGCCGAGCGGATCGTCGACCGCATGACGATGGGCGTCGTCGTGGCGATGACGCTGATGTTCGTCGGCCAGGGCGTGCGCGCCCTGCTTGCGGGATGGCTGTGATGGCGAGCGAGCAGGAAGCCCGCGATGCCATTGCCGCGTGCCTGCGGTCGGTCGGTGAACGCGCCCCGGCGCGCGCGGAATATCTCCACGGCCTCGCCAGCCGGATAAAGCAGGGCAAGCTGTGCCTTGTGCCCTCGGACCTTGTCGTCACGATCGCGCAGATGGCGATGACCACGGAAGTCGTTGTGCACACACCGATGTTCAAGCCAACCGACCGAGTCGGTCATAGGGTATATGGCCTGGGTACGATCGACCACATCGATCAAGCCGGATTCCCTGTTGTGCTATTCGACAGGCGAAGAAACCTCCCCGACGAAACGCGCATGGTGACATTCGTCGGTATAGCACGCGACGACCTGTGGCCGGTCAATGCGCGCGCCGAGGTGACGGAGAAACTGCGCCAGGCCGAGAGCGACCTCGCCCGATCACGAAATGCGATGGATGCCAGCAGCTTTCATGGTCGAAACCGCACCGCAGAGTTGGAGCGCAACGTAACCGATCTTCGCGCTACTCTGAGCGAAACCATTGCCAATTGCGCCGAAACCGATGTCCGCGCCTGACCGCCCCGACCTCGCTAGCGACCTCGCCACCCTCGCGAGCGTCGCCACCCGGCTCCACGCCGACCGCGTCGCCGCGCTGACGCCCGAGGATCCGCGTATCGCGTCAATGGCGAGCATCGCGGCCATCCTCGATGCCGCCCGCAATCACCGCGCGATCGGCGCCGTCGCGGTCCCCTGGACCGCATTTCGCGCCGACCTGGCCGATACCACCCGCCGGGCCACCGATCGCGCTTTGGCCCGGTCGCGCGACCAGCAGGCGCAGGAAACCGCCCGGGCGCTCGCCGCGATCGCCTGGCATTTCGATCCGGTCTCGCCGGCGATCGACACGCCGCAGATCGTCTTTTGCCACACCGCCACCCTCGCGATCCGCGCGCGCATCGCCGCCGAGCGCGCCGCACCGTCGACGCCCACGCTTCCCCAGTCCGGCCGCCAACGGATGCCGGCAGCCGGCCCGCTATTCGGCGCCGCCGCGTGACCTTCGCCTTTGCGCCTCCGTCGTTATCGGGTGACCTGATCCTCGATCTGGCGCTAGCCATTGCCGAGGACATGGCCGCCGAGGATCACGCGGCCGAGTCGCAACGCCATGGAGCCGTTCCGCATGCCGCCCAATCCAGCCACGCGCGCCGCGATCTACGCCCGCTTCTCCACCGACCTGCAGAACGCGCGATCGGCCGAGGATCAGCTTCGCGTCTGCCGTGATTACGCCGAGCGTCAGGGCTGGCAGGTCGTAGAGGTCTATTCCGACCTCGCCATTTCCGGCACCACCAACAACCGACCCGGGCTCAACGCCCTGCTCGCCGCCGCCGATGCCCGCTCGTTCGACGTCGTGCTGGCCGAGGCGCTCGACCGCGTGTCGCGCAACCAGGCCGACACCGCGCATATTTTCCAGCGGCTGCAATTCGCCGACGTCCGGCTGTGCACGATCAGCGAAAGCGAAGTGACCGAGCTCCACGTCGGCATGCTCGGCACGATGAACGCTTTGTTCGTCAAGGAACTGGCCAGCAAGATCCGGCGCGGCCAGCGCGGCGCGGTGTCGCGCGGGCGCGTGCCGGGCGGGCTGTGCTACGGCTATCGGCCGGCGCCGGTGCTGCACGACGACGGCAGCGTCGAGCGCGGCCACCGCGTGATCGTCGAGGAGGAAGCCGCGATCATCCGCCGCATCTTCGCCGAGGCGCTGGCCGGCGACAGCACCAAGGCGATCGCCCATCGCCTCAACCGCGAGGGCGTGCGCGGCCCACGCGGCGGGCTGTGGACGTCGTCGACGCTCAACGGCTCGCGCGGTCGCGCCAACGGCATCCTCCACAACCCGGCCTATGCCGGCCGCATCCATTACAACCGGGTCCGCATGGTGAAGGACCCCGAGACGCGGCGCCGGCTGAGCCGACCGAACAAGCTCGAGGAACGGGTCGAGGAACTGGCCGAGCATCTGCGCATCGTCGACGAGCCGACGTGGCAGGAAATCCAGCGCCGGCGTGAGGCGCGCGCGCATATCCCGTTCCGCCAGCTGGTCCGCCCCAAGCACATGCTGTCGGGGCTGGTCCGGTGCGGGACGTGCGGTCACGCCTATATCGTCATCGATCGCGGCAAATGGGGATGCCGCGGCCACCGCTCGGCCGGCATCTGCGCCAACCCGCGCCGCATCGCCACCGCCGACCTCGAGTCGCGCGTGCTGACCGGGTTGCGCGAGCAGCTGCTGCACCCCGACGTCGTCGCTAGGGTGGTGAAAAGATACCACGAAGCCCGCGCCGAGCAGCGCAAGGCGATGGCGCAGGGCCTGCGCAAGGCGGAAGCGCGCGTCGACCAGCTGAAAGGGGAAATCGCCAACCTCGTCGCCGCGCTCGCGGGCGGGATGGACATGGCGGAGGTCAGGGACGCGATCGCCGGCCGGCGCGAGGCGCTGGCCATCGCCGAGGCCCAGCTCGCCGAGCATCAGGCGCTGCCGCCGATCATCCTGCACCCGCAGATCGTCGAGCAATATCGCCGCCGCATCGGCCTGATCGGCGACGCCATCACCCGCGGCGACAGGGCCGCGCGCTTCCTGCCGGCGATCCGCGCGCTGATCGATTCGGTGACGATTACCGACGACCCCGCCGCGCCCAACGGCGCAAGGGTCGAAGTATTGGGAAGCCTGGCCGCCGTGCTGTCGGTTGCCACCGGCCAGCAACCCGCCGCCGCGCCCCGGTCAACCGGGGTCAGAGCCACCAAAGGATCAAGCCAAGTGCTTGAGGTGGTAGCGGAGGAGGGACTTGAACCCCCGACCCCAGGATTATGA